CGCGGGGCAGGCCGGCCGCGATGCCTGGGCACCGCCGCCCGCGCGACCGATCGCGCAATCCTATCTGCCGCGCAACGTCACGCCGGAAGCGCTCGCCATCCTCGCCGATCGCGAGGCCAAGATCGTGGCGCACAAGAAAACCAAAAAGGAAGGCAAGGCGCGCAACGGCACATGGTTGCCCGGCTCGATATGGGATTTGCGACGGGCGCGCTGGTATCATCCGCAGCTTGAGGCCGAGAAAAAAGCCAAGGCCGACGCCAAGGTCAGGGCCGTCCGCTTGGCGACACGCCGGACCAAAGCCAAGGCCAAGAAGGCCAAGGCCGCTGGCCTGTCGCCGCAACAGCGCGCCTGGATCACGCGGCGCGCCAGGGAGGCCAATGCATAACCGCAACAATCAGCTTGACTCGGTGTCGCATCAAGGCTCACATATGAGCCAACATGGGCGGGAGCCTCGATGCCGATCACCATCACGATCAGCGAACATCCGGACGGCTTTAGCTATAACTCGACCGGGCCTGATCGGATGTGCGGCTATGCACCAACCCGATTGTTGCTGGCGCGCATGATCGCCGAAACCGTCATCAAGTCGCTACCAAACAAAAAAATGAAACCTCGTTCCCTTACCAATGGAGTTGAAAATGTTTCAGCAAAAGGAAATTCAAGCACCTGAAATACTCGCCCCATTCGGCCCGCTTTATCCGGTGTCGCTGGGCGTCGCGGTCGAGAAATTCCGGCGCAACGCACGCCGCAGCGGCGGCCTCAAATCTTGGGACAAGACCCACGTTCACGCCTACGGCGACGCGGTCGAAAAATCCATCCTGGCCATGCAACGCAGCGCCATGAAATCCGGCCTGCCTCCCATCAACCCCAAATGCAATTGCGCCTCTGGCACGCCATATCCTGACGGCGCCGACATCCACGAAGCGGTACGACGCCAGCAACGCAACGCGCTGCTCAATTGCGCGGCCAGCGAGCGGCGCCTACGCTGGCCACATGTCTGGCAAGAACTATACGAGGAAGCTATGGAATCCAAACACGCGCAACAGCCATACGCGCTTAAATTGGCGCTTGAACGACAAGGCTTGCGCGAGCCAACACGACAGGCGGCGTAACACAACAGGGAGAATAACCATGAAATACCGCGTCACACTGTACGGCAAAGGCGGCAAGCTTGACGTGCGCGTTGTCGATACCCAAGAGGAAACACGCACCGCGGTTTTGGATATCGCCGATGGCATCGCTTATTTCGATGACGGCGACAAGATCGTGGTGACGGAGGTCGAGGAATGACCAGAGACAACCCCATGATGCCGCCGTTCACGCTTGACGATGTCGTGGCGATCGTCAAGCCGCACAACGACAAGATCGTCGCCGAACACCGGCTCAGTCAGGCGCTGAACGCTTTGGAAGCCCTGACCAACCAAATCGAAGCCGATGGCTTGTGTCTGAAATTTCATGGCTGGCGCGCAGCCTACACGGTTCTCCAAGACAATAGACGACGCCAATGATCACCGACGATCAACTACGCACCTTGATGCTTAGCCCGATTGTCAGGATTGGCAAACGCAAGTCAATGACGGTCCGCATGCTGATCGAATGCACATCCGGCGCGATGGCAACACGCTTCAAGAATGTCGGGAAGATCAGCAAGATGTACCATATCGTCGCCGACACTGGCGAACACTACGTCGTGCCGATGCCACCACTTGACGATCCTGACTTGCTGGCCAAGCTGGCCCGTATGTTGATGCAGCACCTCAACGCCGTGGCTTACGTCCATATGGACGAAGCCTGGACCTTGCCAAAAGATAAACTGCCGCAGACACGCGAGGAAGCCGACAAGATTTTCAGCGCCGGCATTAGCGAACATCCGGATCGCGTCGAAATCGTAGTGTTCACTGCAGAGGATCAAACCGGCCTCACCATGGCACACCGCGACATCATCCGGCCGCAACGCGGCAAGGCCAAACTTGGTCCGCTGATCTTCGATACCGATGATGGGTCAACAATGAGCGGCGGCGCATGGGAAGGCCGCTTGGTCGGCATGCTTCCCCAACGAGGAACCAAACAATGAGCAAGAAACCGCCAAGGATCAATCGCCGCGGCAAGGGCTGGACCATGGAGCGACCGATACCGGCCAAGGCAATACGCAAGTGGCGCCGCAACATGGGTCTGTCGCAACGCGATGCCGCCAAGGCATTGGGGATGTCGCGCACCGCGCTGATCGGCTATGAGCGCGAAGGCGCGCCGCTCTATGTCGCGCTGGCCTGTTCGGCCTTGTTCTCAGACTTGGAGCCGTACACATGACCCCGATCAATTGCTCCGGCTGGCGCTACCGCGTCGCCTATCGGGCTTGGGCCACGGCCGCGATCGGCACCGTGATGCCGGCGCGGGCCTTCCGTTGCTGGCCATCACGCCGGCCGCTGTCATGATCGATCAGGCCGCGGTCTGCCGCGACGTGCTGGCCCGCACGCTCGATATTCCGGACTGGGACTATTGGACTACCCGCGACGGGATCGTGCGCCACGTCCAAGCGCAAGCCCGGCACGAGCTATCGCTGTGGCGCTATTGGCTTGGCACCAATCAGGACCGCGTCCTGGCCAATCGCCGCGCGGCGCGCCAGCACGGCCCGGTGTGGCCGGTTCCGGCAGAGTTCCGCATCGCGGCCGAATAGCGCGCAAAAAAACGGGGCAGTCCATGACGGACGCCCCGTTCAAGTTGGTTCCCTTACCCGAATGATGGAGTAGAGAAGTTTGGGGGCACTCCCCTGTGTGGGAAAAGGTTAAACCCACAGGGTGGCTCACATCCAACTCGACAAACAACATCAGGTAAGGCGCTCTATATAGGAAACCAAAACAGTTTACGCAAGTGCTTCCTGCATAAAGAAAAACGGCCCGTTGGGCCGCGTGCGGAACGCCTGTGATTATGCGGTTATTTATACGCTTTCAGGCAGACTAAGTCAACGGGGTGCCACAAGGCCGGCCTTTTTGCGCAACGCGCGTTCATGCCAGTCGGCCCTGCTGACACGCAACCGATCGAGATCGCCGCTGGAATAGATCGGTATGTGTTCCAGCGCCGCGGCCGTCGCGATAACGCGTTTGGCCCACGATCTGTTGATCGCGTACCAGCCATCATGTGAGGTTTTGCCGGCGCTTTTCAAAAGCTGGTAACAACGCTTGACGACCCTTCTGGCTAGCTTCCAATCAACAGCCCATGCTATCGCCAATGCGATCTCGCCATCAAACGCACTGAGCGTATTGGCCAAGGCACGCTCGCCGCCATGCTCGCCTCTTGCCCGATCGTGGTCGTGGCCAACATAACCGATGCACACCGGTCCTTGACCATGCGGCTTGCCGATGCCGTAGATGGCGCAGAACACAACAGACTCGTCTTTGATCGCCGTGAGCATATCGTTGTTGCGAAACGGCGAACCGATATGCCTGGACATCAGGCCGCCTCGTCGCACAACACGATCGAGGCCGGCGCGACGGCCGGCAAGAGCCGATCGACACGGCGCCATATCGCCAGACACTGCACCGTCTTACGATCAGTCGCGCGACTGTGACTAATATGGAGTTCCTTGGCGATTTGCTTTGCGGTCAATCCAGCGGCGAAACGCTGCAAAAGTTTCCAGTCACGCGGCTGTTTATCGCCGATCAAACAAGACTCAAAAACCAGATTGACCGAATCCATCATCGCAATCTCTTGCGGACCAGGTGCCACCACAAAACCCAATATCAGATCAGGGTCCTCGCCTGCGGCTTCGGCGATACGTTGTTGCTTGGCCATTTCCTCGCGTTCGTCCCAAGTGTGGACGTAGTCTGGCCAGCACGATCGGTTGCCGGCAGGGCCGCCTTTCATTTTGGAGCGGCGATGAATATCCGTCACGTTTTGTATCACCCGGAATACCAGATCATGACCGTCAGGCAGGCTCTTGACGCGCACAAACCAAGCATCGCGCGCCTGCCCCAACGCGGCTGCGACGCGGCGTTCGTCATCATCTTTCCAATACTTGACCGGTTCCACCATGATGTCATGCCGCCATCTGTACAGTTTCCTCGATCGCCGGCAGCGCCGTATAGGGCTTGTAGGTGCGCGTCGCCATGTAATCGTAATCGTCCTCGCCATGGCGACGCTGCGTGAGCGCGACAAGTCCGGCATCGGCCGCCTGCAACGCCAGCGTGGCCACCTGATTGACTGTGTAGCGCTCGGTATCGCGGGCGCCGGTATTGATGTCCTGCGGATCGCCGCGATCGTTGCTCAAGTGCCCGGTGTGATACAGGCACTTGCAGCCGGCATGAGCTTCGGCGAGAAAATTGGTAAACGCGTCTGGCGCCATCAAGACGCTGGGATGGGTTTTCATGTTTGTTTGCTCCGGTCAGAACGGGATTTCGTCGTCAAGCTTGGCGCCAGCGGCTGCGGCCGGCTTGCGCGCCGCCGTGGTATCAGGCATGTCATCACCGGCCGGACCGGCATCGGCGCCGTTGCCGTCGTGACGACTCTTGGAACGCATGATCTGCAGTTTCGACGTGAATGGCCGCAGCACGACCTCAGTCATGAAACGATCGGCACCGGATTGATCCTGCCACTTGCGGGTTTCAAGCTGTCCAATCACCATGATCGAGTCGCCCTTGTGTAGATAAGGCTCGATCAGATTCTCGATCATGCGGCCGTCCCAGACCACAATGCGATGCCACTGGGTGCGCTCGCGTTTATCGCCCGTCGTCTTGTCCTTCCAATGCTCTGATGTCGCGATCGACATGTTGCACAGGCGCGAGCCGTCCGGCATCGCCTTGGTCTCAGGGTCCTGTCCCAGGTTGCCGATCAGCATGACTTGATTGAATGACGCCATCACTTGTCCTTTCGTTGGGTAAGGGAACGTTCGTTTGTTTTTGGTTTGGTGGATATTGCGAGTCGAACATGTAGCCGCGGCGCAGCGGTGAATCCTGGTCCGGCCAACGGATGTCGGTCTGCGGCGGACCGACGCCTTTGGTGGCGCGGAAAAATTTATCCCATGCCGTCCATTCCGGCGTGCCCAAGTGAACAAAGAACTTGGCAGACTTGGCCGCAGTCAAGGCAGGCGAGGGCGCGTCATCCTCCGGCGACCATTGGTTCAACCAATGCACGGCGCGCTTGATGTACGGCGTGCCGACGTTCTTGGCTTCCTGTTCGGCGTAACGCTTGACGCCAGCGATGATGGCCAGTGGATCGGCACCCTCACGGCACAGCGATAGGAACTTGGTGCGCGCCGGCTTCCTTGGGTTTGATCCTTCCCGTTTTGGGTAGGCCGACCAGAACGCTTCAAAAATCTCATCGGGTGGTCGCGTCGCGACAGCGACCGACCGAGAGTCTTGAGGTCCAGGTCCAGGTCCAAGGTCCAGGTCAGGCGCGAGGCTTCGCGAGGCTTCGCGAACCTTCGCGAGGCCGGCCGAAAACGCCGGCAGCCGCGACGGCGACGGATGATCAATCTTCTGATGTTTCAACCAGTTGACCACTTCAAGATAACGTGCCCCATTAACGTCGTAACGGCGGATGCACGCGCGTTGCTCCAATTCGTCGAGCCAGCCGTCGATCAGGTCCGGAACGTCGTCGTCGTAGGGATACAAAACGCTCGCGAGCATTCGCGAGGCCGCGCGAGTCCTCCCGACATCGTCGGCGATGGTCCAGATCAGGATGAACAATAGCCGCGCGTCGCGCGACAGGTTGCCCGTGGATTCGGACTGCACGAACTCCGGCTTGATGGTGCGGATGCGGCTCATGCGGCAGCCCCGAATAACGGCCCGACAGCTTGAACGTCCTTGGCCGCTTTGATCGCCAGCGCGACGCGCTTGCGCTCGGCTTTGCTGGCGCCGACCAATCCCATGCGGCGCACGATATCGGCTTGGTATTCGGCTTCACGCTCGATCAGGACGGCGCCCATGCCTTCGCGCAATGCTGCCTCACCCGTGGTGCCGGTGCCGGCGAACGGGTCCAGCACCGTTCCATGCGGCGGCGTGACCAGCCGGATCAGATACTGGATCAGATCGAGCGGCTTCACGGTCGGATGCTTCGAGCCAAGCCGGTCATCGGCGTCGGCTTTCGCGGTATAAAAAAATCGCGATGCAGAACCACTATCGCCATGATGACCGCGCTCATCATGTAATTGAAATTTACCAAACACCTCTCTGGTCTTTGGCTTATTGCGATGGCCATTGAACGTCCCGCTTGTTGTCTGCGGAAACGCCCCAACTACTTCATCGCTGCCATCGGTGATGACGTTGGCGGGCCAACGGCCTGATGTGTTCGACTTATATCGCTGACCTTCGGCGCGATTGCCAATATGGCCCCATCCTTCCGTTGATTCTCCTGCGCCGCTGCGATGGTCGATTACATCACGCTCCGCTTCATCAATTCCAACTCTGCACCCATCGATATTGAGTGCCCCCGTTCCCCATTTCAGGACGTTGGCGGCAACAGTGCCTTCACTGAGCGGCTTGCGGGCCAGGACGATTGGTTCGCACGCGGGCTTTAGTGCGGTGCCCCAGCCTTCCCATTGACGGGCGGCGTCGCTCGACGGCACCGTAATGTCAAGTTCGGTTGGCCCATCAGATGTGAAAGCTACGCCAGCATTGACCTTGCGGCGGCCAACAACCTCTCGCTTAAATTCCTCAATCGGCGGAAAATCGACCGCCAGAATCTTGCAGACCTTATTGAAATCTTCGGCGGTTGGAATACCATACCCCAATTCCCAATTTGCGACTAAACCGCCATGATTGATCTTGTCAAAAAATCCGCCACGCTCAGCAAGTTCTTTTTGACTGATGCCGCGCGTCGCTCGTTCCTGTCGTAGCCATTTGCCGAACCACCCAATTTTGTCGGCATGGTGATTTCGATCAATCCCTTTGCTCACGTCATGCGATTTCGGGAATCCAGAACCATAAAGCCATTGGATGCAGTCGCGGATTTCAAACCCGGCATCTTCGATGGCGCAGATCATGCGGTGAGAGGTCCGCGTGCCACCGAACGCGAGCAAGTGCGCGCCGGGTTTGAGAACGCGGTAGACCTCGCGCCAGACCTCGGAACGAAACGCGATGTCGCCGCCATCCCATTGTTTACCCATGAAGCCGGTAGACAAGCGACCATATTGGCTTTGGCTTTGCTTACCGGTGATCGGCTGCAAGGTGTCAGGGTCACGAACGAGGTTCGACTTGAAGGGCCGACATGGCGCCGCATTCTCCGCACCGAACCGCTTGACGATGCTGGTCAGGTGATACGGCGGATCGGTCACGCAAGCGTCGATGGAATCCGCGGCGAGTCCAGCCATCTCTGCCAGACAATCGCCACGCCATAGCGTGACACGGCCGCCGTGGAATAGCTCCGCTTCATTCATCGCGCTGAAACACCAGGCCGGCGTGATAGGGACAGTAGCTGATCGTGAGAGATTCAGACGGCGCGCCGCATAACCAGGTATCGAGGCCGTGATCAGCGCCGATCACCCAGCGGCACTGTTGCGACCTGACAGCGGCCATGCCGCAAGCGTAGCTGTAATCAGATGGAGGCGCGGCAAGCCGCGCGCTCCATACCGTGTCAAGCAACACCGCTCGATCGGCGAAATCATCGCGGATGATTTTCATGCCGCTTCCAACACACGAACCGGTTTGTGTGACCGCCGCGTGCCCTTGGGGCGCTCGGCAAATACTGCCGGAATCAACTTGGCGTTGGCCATGCGTCTGGCGTTGGCGCTCAAACTTTGATGGCGCACAGAATGAGAACCGCCGTTGTTGTTTGGATCGTGGTCTCGCTGGATACCAGCCTCAGATCGCCCAGGATGCAGATGAGCAACTGGCGTTTTGGCAAGCAACGATTCAAAAATAGGTTTCCATTTGTGTGGATTGGCGCGCGACTTGTCATAAGCATCAAGCAACGCAATCATCGTATGACTGTATCTCATGGCAAGCTTTGCGCTGCCGCCTGGATTGGTCATAACGAGAATGTACGTGGCGCTGCCGATGGTGTGAACATAAAGTACCGGATGGTCGAACAGATCGCGCGATTCCAAAACAGCGTTGCTGATGCCACATTCCCACCCAATGCCGCGTCCCTTACGCGTAAAGTGATCCAACCGCAGTGGCACATCCACATCATTGGTGGCGTTGATATACGGCACCGTTATATAGTGGTCGTCGTCATGGTATTTCAGACGAACAGTCGGTAGCGATTCCAGATGTTTCTGACTGATCTTCATTTCGAGGAACCTCCGAGAGTGGTGAGTTTGCGCACAACGTCGAGCCACGCATCCACCACACACTGCGCAGCTTGAATTTCAGATTTTGTGATAACCTTCACGTTCACGCCGGGTGCGAGCAGGGGATACGCGGCAGCAAAATGAATGCTTTCGTCGCGATAATGCTCGGCCTGTGCCCGATACATTTCGGTCGGATCACCAAAGTCCGATGCCTTGGGCTGGGACCAATCGTAATCACATGCTGGCAAACCCTGTGGCTTGTCCTTAATGCCAAGTTCGGTCTCAGCGGCGGTTTGCGCGGCATCATCGGAAGCGGCGTTACAAGGCGGCTGTAACGCCGCTTTTTTCTTGGTCCTGTGTTTTTTGACACGTTCAGTAACATCGAACCGAAGATCGCCGACAGTTTTGCCATCCTTGCCGACCCCTAAAAGCGTGCGCGCATATCGTTCGCTGAATTTAATTTTGTCAGGACCATCACCGAACAAAGTGTTCCACTTGACGTGGTTTGCATCCGCCTTCTTGCGCAACGCGGCCAATTGACAGCATGTCGTCTGCAAACGATCTTTCGCCATCTTGGATTGGGTCTGAGAGGAATCAAACGACGCGTTAACCTCTTTGATGTCTGGCGTCAGATCGATCACAGCCAATGCGGTTGATTGTTGTTTCATCGTCCAAGCATCCTGTTGCCGTACCAGGCGAGCAGCGCCGCTTCGGCACGGTTATGATCGAGCTTGCGGGCGAACAGCGCCGCAAATTTCGGGAACAGATCGATGGCCAGGCCGCGCGCCGCTTCCTTGTCGGCCGGCAGACCCAGCGCCTTTTTCCAAAGCTTCGGCGGGATCAGAAAGATCGGAATGCGTAGCGCAGCGACGATTCCGCGGATCACGCCAAACGATTCACCGAACCGGAATGTCGAACCAGCATCGACGCCATGGATCGCATGAACGTGTTCCAGGAACGCCGCATCCGGCCGATCATTGTCATCCGGCGCAGCACCGATGTTCTCGATGATTTCGGCAACGGCATCAGCATTGACCGCACGTTTCTTGCCGGCGCCAGTGGTCGGCATATCAAACAACTTGAGAACGCCGCGATCCAGATAGGACAGTGCGCCGGACAAGCCAGGATCGATTCCCATGATAGTAGTCATTGCAGCGCCTTGATCTGATCACGCAAACCATCAAGCAACGCCAACACCTCACGCGGACCAAAACGGTTTTCGATAAAGCCGCAGATGGCGAACGCGGCCGACGTTGCGATCTGCAAGGTGCGGGTGTCGCCCTGATCGTCCGTCAGTTCGCGAATCACGCCAAGGAGCCGCGCCACGTCCGCCATGTCGGGCTGGAATTTCGGCGCGCCCCAGAATGGGGCGGTGATGAGGTTTGCTGATGCGGTCATGATTTGTGCAGACGCACGGCACGACGCGCTTCGGCGTCACGAATCGAAGCGGGGAGCAGACTCGGATTTTCCTTCAACAGTTCGTGCAGCAAGCCTTGGACATTGAACAAAATGCCACACAAGGCCCAGATGATCCCCTCTGGAATCGAGATGCCGCGCAGGCTGCGCCATGTATCCAGAAAGTGGCGCCACAAACTTTTTCTATACACGTCAAGCGGGATACCTTTTTGCCAATTATCGGAATCGCGTATGGTGCCGTCATCAAGATGTCTGTTAAAGTGCATGTAGGCGCCGAACGCTTCGATGGCGAGCGGCGATAGAAAACCGTCGTAGTCGTACTTGCCGGTCTCGGCATTGCGATTGGCGCCGGTCGAGAATTCGCGGATGGCAATGTGGTCGCCGTTCGCGCCGTCCATTTGATTAGGCATCAGGGGCGTCCAAATGTTGTGGTTTGCGTTTGCCGAGCAGGCCCATGATCGAGGATGCTTCGCGGTGCAGCGCAGCGCCGATACGAGGCAACGACATGTCCAATTCGATACGCAGCCGATAGGCGATCTCGCGCCGCACCATCACGATGCGCCGGCCACGGTAATGCGACACGAGTTCGGCGAAGCTGATGTCGCAGCGCCGACACTCGGCATCGATGATGCGCTGCGCAGCGGTCACGGCCGGCGCGGCGCGCGGTGCCAGCACCGCAGCGGCTGGCGCGGCATGGGTCTGATACAAGCGGTCGAGCAAGGGATCACGCCCGGCTGGGCGTGCCGTTATCTGATCCATCATGAGCAAGGGAACCTATTGAGTTTTTTGTATTTTTGACTAGAACGTAACGAATCTGGTAATGTGCGCGCGGCCGGTTTAGCCGGCAAAATCTCCTGTTCTCTTTTGAACACACACGATGAACACAGGTAAACGCTATACCTTGAATGCTAGAGGGTGCGCCGAAATGCTACTTGACATTAGCAGCGGAGTATTTAGATTTACAGTTGCAGGACCTGTCGCATTCCACCATGCGCCGGCATCGCCAGCGCCATGTGCGTCCAGACCAGCCAATATGCGTATAATTAACCGTGCTGTCAAGTGGCTGCCGACGTGCCATTGATTACGCCGCTCAACACCACGATTAAACCCAGCTAGAATGGTCTACAAACAGATGGCCGACTTTCGCCCAACCCCCACCGCTGCATCGGTCGCCGCGCCGCGCCAGAAGGCTGGCCTTGGCGCGATCTTGAAACGCATCGAACGGCGGCTCGAAGCCCTCGACATGTCAAAGCGCAGCGCTTCGCTGGCGGCAGGCTTTTCGGCCGACATGCTCTACACGACGTTCCGCCAGTTCAAGGAAGGAACGCAAAAAGGCATTACCGACCGCACCCTGTCGCGCTTGGCCGTCACGCTACTCACCACGCCGGAATGGCTGATGTCGGGCGTCGGGCCAGAACAAATCGATCCGAAGGCCGCGCTGCATAAGCGGGTCAAGAACGGCTATGCCGTAACCGCATCGCACATTCCGGTCCTGAAAATTGCCGAAGCCGGCGTGTGGCGCGAGGTCGATCAAGTGCCGCCTGCCGGCCCAGAGGTGCCGTGTGATCCGCGCTACCCGCCGAAATATCAATACGCCATTGCGGTGGCGGACACCTCGGTCAATCGCTTCGCCCAGCCTGGCGATTTCCTGATCGCCGTGGATTTGCGCGCGTCCAAGCTCAAGCCACGCCCCAACGATCTGGTCTTTGTCACCAGAACAAAAAAGTCGGACGGCTCGCGCGAAAGCACGGTGCGGCGCCTCGTTGAGACGCCGACCAAGCCCAGCACCAAGTCGCGATGGTTGTTGACTAGCGAGTCCGACGATCAGCGGAGCAACGTCCAAAAAACGCTGGTGGTCGGCAATGGCAGCGGCGAAATCACCGAGATCGTCGCCATCGTCATCGCGCAATATCGCGCGATACACTAACCATACTGCGACGTTCTGACGCACAGATGTCCACCAATGTTCGCTACCGAACATTTGCCGGCCTGCGTTTTTTCGCCCTTAAATACCCGCACCTAACCGTTTGCTTTGGTCACCAGATGGGGATCGGTGACCTATACGGGGGTACGAATGGCGTGGGGCGGAAAGGTCTGGTGTTGCGTGACGCAAGCGTACAAGGTTGGCGACCATATCGAAGCGGCGCACATCATTTTGGTCCGGCAGTGCAACACCGAGATCGCAGCCGGCGAGGGCGGCCAGATTGTCGATAAGGACCCGGACACCGGAACCATCACGATCCGGATGCATCATTTTCATGTTGACTTGAACCCCTGGAAAAACTGCATTTTCGTTCCGGTGGAGCGCTATCACGAAATCAAGATGGCATTGACCAAGCGCCCGCGCTGGCGCGGCATGCTGTTCATCTTTACGGTTGGCGCGGTGACCGGCGCAGCGCTGCTGGTCGCCACGATCGCATCGCCAGCACTGCCGCCTGCGCTGCACCAAAGCGCGCTCGCTGCCGTCAAGCCGCTGGTCTGTCCCCCAACTCATTAAAAATCCCCAGGTCCTTGACCGTATAATTATACGTGCTATATACGCCAGACACACCTGCAACCGAGAAAGCCGGGTCCTGGTGTCATTTCAAGCGATCAAGAATCCACGCGGCCGACCGCCGCACCAAGACCTTGTGACCGCCTGCGGCGACGGGCCGAAGGTCATTGCCGTCATGCTGTCTGGTGACGTGGTAGACCGGCTCGGTCTGGGCTTTTCCGGTACGGTCGAGATCGCGCTGGGCGAGGGCGTTGACCACGGCACGTTACGCGTCATGCGTGCCAACGCCAGGTCTACCGCCTGCGCTTTCACGCACCGCGAGGGCAACAAGGTTGGCATCAATCTGCGGCGCGAGACCTTGCCGCACGCCACGCGGCTCGCTGTCCAAGTGGCACTGCCGCACCGCTGGATCGGTGACACCCTGATCATCGATCTCGCCCCACTGAACGCAGAGCGGCAGTGACGCTCGATCACAAGGCCAGGCGCCAGGCGCCCAGCAATCCCAGGCTGGCCGCGATCTGGGAGGCAACGCCGACCTGCAACCGCTATTGGATCAATGACGCGCACCATGTCTTGACGCCGCATGGTCTCAAGACGCTGGCCGATTTGACGCCAGCCGAGATCGCCGCCCTCGAACCGCGACAAGTCGGCGCATAACGCCGGCAAGTTGCGGGCACCGGAAATTGCCGCGGCGCACTTGAACCCGCGGCACTTGTGGCTTACATCTATACCAACATCACAACGCTAAAAAACGACCCGTTCCCTTACACGACTAATGATGGAGTCAACATGTCTGCCGAACCGCAGAATCTGCATCGCGCCATCGAGGCGGCAAAAACGCTGCGCCTCAACATCGCCAAAATGGTCCGCAGCGAAGCCGGCGAACCCTTGTCGCCGGACGATGAACGAGTCCTGCAAGACTCGTTCGACGGCGAAACCACGCTGGAACTGGAATTGACCAAGGCGCTCGGTGCCGAAGATGAAGATTTGATTTTGATCACCGGTATCCAGGCGCGCGTTACCGAACTTGCCGGCCGTCAGGCCCGCTTGACCAAACGCGTCGCGTCGCGCCGCGGCATGATCGAACAGGCCATGACGGTGGCGGAATGGAAAAAGCAGGAAACCCCGCTCGGCACCATCTCGCTGGCGGATGCCGCCGACAAGATCGTGATCGATGACGAGTCCGCCATCCCGTCGCAATTCTGGAAGCGCCCCGATCCGGTGCTGGTCAAGACCGAACTGGGCAAAGCGCTCAAGGCATTGCGCGACCGCGTCGCCACGGCCAACAGGCTTGGCGATGTCACGGCGCGCGTCGCCGAACTGAAATCGATCCTGACCGATCCGGCATTGCCGCATCATAACGACCGTGATCTGGCGGTCGCCGAACTGAACGGCATCAACGATCCGGACGCGGCGCTCGCGGCGATCGAAAAAATCCTGGCGCGCTTCCCGCTGATACCGGGCGCTCGCATCGAAAGCGGAGGCAAGAATCTGATCGTCCGCCGCAAATAACAAACAACAAAACACGCGTTCCCTTACCTCGAATTGGAGCTACGAAAAACAATGAACCAGCAATTGACCCGCGTCGAAGCCGCAAGCCTGCGGCTTGGCCACTGGCAACCGCGCCAGCTTGAGACCATGCGCCGGACCATCTGTCCGGACGCGACGGATTCTGAATTCGAGATGTTCATTCAGTATGCCATCGCCAAGCAACTCGATCCGTTTCTCGGTCACCTGATCATGATCGTGTACGGCGACGAGAACAAACGCCGCAAGCAAGGCGAGGCGCCCAAGCGCCGCAAGCCGACCATCATCACAACCCAGGCCGGCCAGCGCGTGCTGGCGGCGCGCTGCGGCGACTATCATCCGGCCAAACCCGGCGACACGGTCTACACGTACACGGCCTATGAACTGGCCCGACAGAAAAAGCTTGGCGAGATCGCATGCGTGTTCGCCAAAGACATGCGCTCAGCGCTCACGCAAGAGTTCAACGACAACATGCCGGCCGATCCGAACAACCCGGCCGGCCTGCTCAAAGTCGAGACCAAGCTTTACAAGGGCGGCGAGCCGGTCGCTGGCGAAGCGTTCTGGACCGAGTTTGCTCCGCTCAAGGCGGACCCGAATATTTATGAATGGGTGCCAACTGGCGAGGTCTACGAGGATTCCGGCAAGGCCATCAATAGGCGGCAACTCAAGGAAGGCATGAATCCGGCCGACCACATGATCCTCGATACGTCGGGACAGTGGGGCAAGATGGCGCGCGTCATGTTGTCAAAATGCGCCACGGTGCGCGGCCTGACGGCAGGCTGGCCAGAGCATTGGGCCGGCGTCGAGACCGAGGAAACGATGGCCAAAACCATCGCGTCGGATTGGACCGCAGCCGAGATGATCGAGATCGAGCAATCGGAACGCCGCGCCAAAGCGGTCGGCATGTCCAAGGACGAATATCCTTGGGTCGATCACCAAGGCACGCTGGTCTTTGTTGCGGCCGGCGCTTACGGCGACACCGTCCTGACCGCGGCACGCAATGCTTCGACGCTAGATGAACTGGCATCGATGCAGTTGCGCAACAGAGAAGGCATGACCCGGTTCTGGGCCATGCACAAAGCCGACGCGCTTGATGTCAAAGCTGAGATCGATTGCATCGCCAAAGGACTCAAGCAACCGAACGGCAACGGCCAGCAAGCCGTCGCCAAAGTGGATGACGGATTCGAGTTGGTGCAATGACGCGGTCAGTCAAGACCAAACGCGGCGCCGAACATCCCAAGGTGCTACTGCGGCGCACGCTGGCCGGCTTTGAGCCAGCGGCGCCGTGGGTCGCCGAACAACTCATGCACTATTCGATCGGCGCGGTAATCGAGGCGCAGTTCTGGCAATCCCGATCGCCGGAACACCTGGCGCTGTATTGGTGCGTGCTGCACGGCTGTGTCGAGAATTCTGAAAACAAATACGGCCGCACCACCGACCTGCACGACGCGCTCAAAATCGCGCTCGGCTATACCCATAAAATCCGGATGTTGGACGTGGGGCCAGGACATCTGATCCTGACCAGACTGGCCGCGCTGATCGTCAAGATTCTAAAACACGACGGCTTGCCGTGGTGGGCCAAGGAATTTCTCGATCAGGCGTTCAAACTGTGCATGGAGCTAGGCGAACACGTCGGCGACACCATCGTGATGCCAGGCTCGATCGCACTTGACAAAATGGATCAAAGCGAATTCCGCGTCTACTTTGATCGCGCCATGGGAGAATTACGCAAGGCCGGATACCCGGTCGATGAACTGATCAAACAAGGCAAGGACAAACTGAAACATACCGCAGGACCGCCTGCGCAACCCCTACTGGATGGAGCCGCCCATGGGCGAAGCCAAACGCCGACAGGCCGAGATCGAAACCATCAAGACCAAGCCACGCACGCCGCACCTGGTGCGCCAGATCAAACCGCTGGGCACCATGCCGGTGATGCACTTTAAGAACGCGGCAGCACGCGCCGCAGCGTTGCGAGAAGGTATCACGGACGCCGCCAAGGCCGGCCCGAAATTCGCGCATCAGGTCGGCATCAAGGCCACCACGGTGCAGTTCGCCGCGGCACCAACGATGCAACCAAAACAGATACGCCAGGTTCGCCTCGTTGTCGGCCGCAAGCTTGACCGCACCGAATTCGCCGACCACGCGCTGGCATTGGCGCAGATCAATCCGAACGGCTTTCGCACGCCGTCCGCCAAGGAAAAGAACTGGCGCTCGACCTCGCTGATCGAACAGGCCAGCGAAGCGGCCGGACTGTCGGAAAAGCGCACCGCGCCAGATCAATCCAAACGCGGCATCAAAAAGCGCGAGGCTCGCGCCGACGCCAATGCCATCAACGCAGCGCTGCCGGGACACGCCTTTGCGCGCCGGATTGCCGCATGGTTTGAGCGGCTGATCGCGCCAGTGCCGCCGCTTGTGCCGCAGGCCGCAGCATGATCCTGAAAGCCGGCTCGTTCCTTGTAGGGCTTTATCGCAAGGCGACGCCGAAGCCGATCAAGCGTGCCGTGCTGGCGCAGCAACGCGATGCCGATCCGGACGGCGTGCCGTTCGGTCCCGGCGTGCGGATCGAATACGATCACGATCCGGCACTGGAATTTCGTAACTACGACACCATCGCTGGCGATTTCATTCCGCCGCAGAACTCTCTCGATTATCTGTTCGCTATCCGCAAGCCGGATCACGATCTGAAAACGTTCGGCCGCAAACCTGGCGCCGCGATCACGGTAACGACACGCGACAGCGACACTGGCGAGGCGGCGCGGGTCAGGGATATTCAGGCCAGCGACGCCATCCACCGCGCCAAGATCGCCAGCAAGCAGGGCCGCTACAAAGATGCCGCGCTCATTCTCGCGGCGGTGCCGAAACGCCGGCTCAAGCCGAAAAAGAAAATCAGGTCCAACCCGACGATCCAGTCACGCGGTTTTGACCGCGGCCATCGGCCGATGCGCAGAGGGGCTTGACAGGGAATAGGAGACGGTTAATTATACGTACATCGTCAATAGCGCGCATCGGAGACCACACCCAAACGCGTCCAATGCTTGATGTGAACAACTGCACAACCCTGATCGTCCCCCCGTCGATCAGATGTTTGGTTTCCATATCGAAGCGGCCTTGCGGGTATGGACGCGTTGCGGCCGGCATCTGTAAGACGCCCCGGCTTGACACGCCTCCCCCAGTCCGTTGTGTCCGTCAGACTGGCTCGCCGTTGCCGGCCGCACTTACGCTCCATCGTTGGCGCCCATGATCGGATTTATAACGGCGCTCATCGCGGAAGCGACCGACCAAGAGATCGACGCCCTCGCCGCACAGCGCGACGCTTATGTACGACTTGCGTGTCTGGCGGCCAGCTACGCTCAGACCGTGGCCGATCTGGAACAGTGGTGGCGCGACCAAGCCATCGTCCGCCTCAACCTCGGCATCGAAAAAAACGATCCGGATTATCTGACAATGACCGCGGCATGTGCCGCGCGCAAAAAGGACATCGCATGAACGCGCTTGATCACATCGAAGATGGGCCGTTCTTTGTTTGGATCAAAGGACTGCGCGGACCGATCGGACAAAAATGGGCGACCATGTCGCTTGGCGACGCATCGAAGCAATGGCAGAGCACCAACGTGCTGGTCGCGCACAAAATATTCCAGTCAGAATTCGATCACGTCCCGCTCGCCGATTTGGCGAAGCGCTATCCGCCGCCGTCTGCCGCCCTGATCGAACTGATACTGGAACGCATGGATCAGGCCGCATGAAACCTCTGAGCAAACGGCAATGGGCCAAACGGCGACAGCACATCCGTGCTGCCACCAAGTTGGCCGTCGTCGTGGTCAAATGCCGGCATCAAAACATGACCAAGGAGTGGCCGTTAAAAAACGCGCACGCGCTGCCAGCGGCCGAACCGGCACAACTGAGTGTCGAGGAAATCAGCGAGTATGTCGGTCACATCTTCAAGGTCACGCTTAACGAAATGGCGGGCCAGTCGAACCGGCTTGAATTTGTCGCCGCGCGTCGCGTCGCCATGGCGCTGGCCTGCCGCCTCACCAAAGTGCCCATGATCGATATCGCGACCCGTTTCAATCGGATTGTGGAAGATACGGTGACTGCGGCCTGTGACAGATACGATCCGTTGATCGATGAGGTCTTTGGTGATGGCCCGGCACGCCGACCGCGGCGCGCGCAACCGCAACGGCCAGATTGGCTGTCGCATCGGCAGGAACTTTTGGTACTGCAGCGCATCAAACGACAAAAGAAGCGCAAAATGCTGTTCGATCTCGCGCACCATGCCGTCGCCATGGTCCTGGCGCGCCATACGATCGCCAGAGAGACCGGCAATATATTGCTGCGGCCCAGCATCAGGCAAATATGCGCGATCACGGCCAGGACTTACGGTATCACGCCGGCAGACATCTTGAGCCGCAGATGTATCGCGCACATCGCCATCCCGCGCATCATCGCCATGGCGCTGGCCTGCCGCTTCACCGGACTTTCATTTTTCCGGATCGCGCAACAGTTCGAGCGCACCGACCACACCACGGTACTGAGCGCCTGTCGGATCGGTAATCCGATCCTCGACCGCACGATCAAAGGCGCCGTGCTGGCGCGCCCGCCACGACGCGGTATTCGCAGTAATCCATGGTCGGCCGCCGCGGCGATGACGGTCGAAGCGCGCTGCGTTGACGTGCCAAACACACAACGAGAAATGATGGCCGCGTGATGCACCTCTTTGTCGATCAGGACGGCGTGCTGGCGGATTTCGACGCGCATTATTTCGCGACGTTCGGCATCAAGTGCAGCAAGGTAGACGACAACGTGGACTGGCGCGCGGTGCGGCTGGAAAAGAATTTCTACGCCGGCATTCCGCAGATGCCGGACATGTGGACGCTGTGGAATTTCATCGCGCCGTTCCATCCGACAATTCTGACCGGCATCCCGGATTCGATCGCAGAGGAAGCAACGCGCAACAAAACAGAATGGGCCGTGCGCCATATCGGCAGCCACGTTCCGATCATCTGTTGTCGATCGCGCGACAAGAGTTCGTATTGCCAGCCTGGTGATGTGCTGATCGATGACTGGGATAAATATCGCGACCTTTGGGTCGCCAAGGGCGGCACTTGGATTACGCACAGGTCCGCGCACGAAACCATCACCGACCTGAAAACCATGGGCCTGCCACGGCAACTGCTACGGAGCGCAGCATGAACGACCTGATCGGCTATCGCGAACGACCAGCCAAGTTGATCCTCAATCGCCGCCATATCGCGGCCGGTCTTGCCGCATTGCTTGGCGTGCCGGCGACGGCAGCGGCCGACGCCATGGACAAGCTGGCGCCGATGACGCGGATGCCGCTCAATTTCGACGCCGACGAATTCACCAGCATGACGCGCAACGGCGTGTTCCTGCCGGACTATCGCCACCCCATGGTGCGCGTCGTGTTCGATACCGGCCAAACCACCGCATGGCATCGTTACAACAATCTGGCTTATGGCAAGCGCAGCGATGGCACGCCGCGATCACTGCGGCCGAACGCAACGTGTCCGGTGGCAATCGAGACTTGCGCACCGGACAAGAACGGCATGCCGCGCTACGCGTCGCTAAACATCGGATGAAACTGATCAGCATCAACGCCTCGACAATCCGCAAGAACGCGGTGACCGGCACCGATGAACCGCCGATCCGCATCGCGCGAACGCGCGCCGATGCCAAGCCGGTCTATGCGCACCAAGTCGAGATCATCGGGCCGGCCAAGCTGGTCTATCACCGCAAGCCGTTCATGAAATGCGGCGCCCGCCTCGTTCTGGAATGCGCCGACGTGAAGGTGCTGTGATGGGTATCCGAATGTTTTGCGGCGAATTATATGGCGACATCCAACCAAGCCATATCGGATTCCGCGCCGACACGGTGCGCGTGTTGATCAGCGAATTATTCCGCGAGCGCGATGGGGCAAACCTCGACAACCGGCCGAAATCAATGTGGTTGCGAGCGCGCAAAGCCGGCTGGCGCGTCGTGCCAGTGCGCGTCGAGAGGGCTGCGTGATGGGCCTGATCCACGAAACCACACCTGACGCCGCGGCGCGGGCCGTCCTGTTACCAGGCTGGCGAAACGTGTATCGCTCGGATCAGGAAATTATGATCCGCGAAGCGGTCGAGCGCTGGGGCCGGCCCAAGTGGCCAACCGCCCGCGTGCTGCACGAACTGGTCTTTGATCGCGGCACGGCTCGCGCCGACATCGCCTTTATCGAACCAGCCAACATCATCGCCATCGAAATCAAATCCGATCGCGACGATACCAAGCGCCTCGTTCACCAGATCAACATGTTCCGCATGGCGGTCCCCGAATTGTGGATCATCTCACCGCACCGGCACATCAAGGATGCAGAATGCGTCCGCCACAATATAATCTCGGTCGGCATCGGTCTTGTTGATCGGCCGCCCAACCCTTATGGCCCGCTGCCAGATCAACTCGACATCGTTGAACGCAACCAAGCGATCTGGGATCAGCCAATCCCGGAAGCAACGCTGTCGCTATTGTGGAAAGCCGAACTGATCGATGAGGCGCAACGCGCCGGCATGTCAACACCAAAGAGCGCCAACCACGCCAAGCTGGTCCAGATCATGCTGCGGCTGACCTGGGATGAACAGATCGCAGCGGTGTGCCGACAACTGCGCGCACGACGCACGCTGCATGTGTCTGACCCGCCGATCGCGCTTCACTGAAATTGAAATGGTGATGGGCAACACGTAGGAGAACCAACATGCACCTCAACAGATTCGGCTTCAATCTAATCGTCGCCATCTATCTGATACCGATGGCGCTGATCGATTTCGTCTGCAACTCGATGGTGTCAGGCGCGATGTCTGACTACTACCTCTACAAGTTCATCCTCGATGCCGGACTGGCCGCCATCGCCGTCTCGCAGTTGTTTCGCGCCCAGACCGCACACCACGCAACCGCACAAGAGCGTGTTCAAAGCGGCGACGACGTGATCGGATTCGAGAACGTCAGTTCGCTGGAATATCTGTACTGCGCCACGCTGTGCCTTTACGCCGCCGCCAACACCTATTTCATGCACGCGATCAACAAAGCATCGACCGGCGCATTGTCGATGGCATCGCTGGCATGGATGTTGTTGTCGATCGTCATTTGCGGCCTTGCCGGGCTGCAATTTTGGCACCTCAAAAGCGGCACCATCGTGCAGCTTCGCCAGCGAGTCACGCAATAAACGAGGCGCGCCCATGACACTACCATCAATGCCACACCTGCACCGCAAGCCATCCACCATTCTGGGCTTCGCCATCTGGGGCACTGCCGGCTTCATGGGCGCGCCAACCATCGCAAGCTTCATGGTTCATTTCGCCATCCTGCCGGTCGTGATCTTTGTCACGCTGTGGCTGGCCCACTGGGAAGGCGCCAACGGCTGGGGCGATCACACATGAACGGACCGTTTGAAATCGAATTGAAAATTCGTCTGACCGATGGCGAACGCAGCGCCATGTCTACCTATTCATTGCCAGTCGGGATTTACCCAACCAAAGACGCCATCGAAAAGGCCGTAGCAGCGTCGCTGGCAGAAACCAAAAAACAACTCGGCAAAGACTGGCGGCTGCAAAACCGTCATGAGTTCGAGAACGAAATCATCTCGGAGCGGACCGGTGGCCTGACGATGGAATTCGCCACCAAAGACAATTGGGATGTGGCATGAACTGCCGACTTGACCAAGGCTGGTTTGCCGATCCAGGTCCGCCGCGTCACGATCCTGGCGGCAAGGTCTCGACCGCACTGCCCAAGGGTGTCACTGGCGCCGCGGAATACTACGGCGACAAGGAACAATACCGGCTGTGGCTGCGCCGGCTCTGGGATGCCGGCGACCACGCCTCGCCTTATCTGTTATGGATTGGCATGAATCCATCGACTGCGACCGCGGAGGTCAACGATCCGACCGTCACGCGCATCATAGGATTTTCAAAATCATGGGGCTACTCGCACGCGGTAATCTGCAACGTGATGGATTATCGCGCCACCCATCCCAACGATCTTCTGGCCGTGACGCCGCGCTCCGACCGCAACATGGAAACGATCCTGCGCTTTGCGCACCACGCCGACAAAATCATCATGTGTCATGGCATTCTGGCACCGGCTAAAACGTTGGCGCACTACGGCGATGAAGCGAAGCAAGCGCTGATCGATGCCGGCTATCTGAGCCGGATGTTTTGCCTTGGCAAAACGCTCCTGAAAAAACCCAAGCATCCGCTTTTTCTAGCCGGCGACACCAAGCTTGAGCCGTATCCATGATTGACCTCACAGGACAAACATTTGGTCGCTCGCCGTTGATCTCTGGCTCTATCTCTTGGTGCCGCCGACTTGCTGCGCTGGGATTTGAGTGACCACAAGATATAGGGCTGTGTGTCTAAACCGGATAAGCATGAAAGAAATCAACAGATAAAAACTTTGATAAAAGAAATCGCTGATCTAAAATCGGCGATGGTTGGAGTAGCACCATGAGCGACAAACGACGCATCGTCATTGACACATACAACGCCATCATCAAAGACCTTGCCGCCAAGCTGGCCGAGAATCGCAACTGCGATCTGTACGCTATTTTTTCAACCCGCGTTGCTAAGGACACACTCAGAAACGCTTTGAACAAACACGCCATCGAACGGGCGCTCTTAGCCGATGTAAAAAAAATTGTACCGCCGAAAATGCGCGTGACAAAAGATCATCCGCCAACCGGCGTGAGCGACAAGGATTTGAGTGACGCAAAAGACGATCTTCGCAGCGTCCGCTTGGTGTTCAAAACATTCACCAGCGACGGTGTCCCATGGGGCACCATCGCTTGGTATGAACTCGATGTGCGCGACAAAGAGGGCAGTATGTGTCGCAGACTCAAAGAGGCAAGCCTGCGCAACGGTCAACCGACCCGCGATACAATGACGGTATCGGAACTATTGTCAGACGACCAGTTCGCAAAAGTGCTGGACAGTCAATTATGACCCACAGCGACGCCTGGAACGAGATGGCGGATTCTTGCTACTGCGACTACGACGCGCCAGAGTTTTTCCATCGTGAAATCCGCCGCGCCAGGAAGCTGCACAAGTGCGGCGAGTGCGGCGGTGAGATTAAGCCAGGCGAGCAATACGAACATGTCCGCGGCAAATGGGACGGCGATCTCACGACCATTAAAACTTGCGAGCGTTGCGTTGACATCATCACCTGGACCAAGAACAATGTTCCCTGTCTGTGCTACGCCTACGGCAACGCGATCGAGGACTGCCAGGAAGCGGTCAACGAGGCGTCGGCGCGGGCGCCAGAGGATACGGCCGGCCTGCGGTTTGGCCTGCTACGCCGGATCACGGTGCGCGACCGGCTCAATGCGGAACGAAGGAAGGCGAGAGAGAATGGCGTTTCTGATCTTCAAGAACGCCCAGCACCGGGCTGACATCTATAACGAGGCGGTCGTCATCATGGGAGCGGTCGATGCGTCGGCGTGGCTGCTCACCGGCAACCCCGCGTTCGGCGGCGTCACGCCTTACGGTGCGATCAAGGCCGGACGGCACGTCGAGGTCCGCGCCAGGCTCGATGCCATCGCGGTGGCAGCGGCGCGGGGCAAGGCGGCGTAAAGAGTAGGAGTAAGCATCGTGCGATTGAACGTTCACCAAGCGGCAGCCTACATCCCCTGCGGGGTCAGCACGCTAAATAACTTGCGCGTCACTGGCGGTGGCCCGGCCTACAGCAAACCGGCCGGTCGGGTCCTCTATGACACCAACGATCTGGACGCGTGGATCGAGGCCAGCAAACGCCGCACCACGTCCGAAAGCACCAATCCGGGACCACAGCGGGACCACGGCAAGCCAGGCAAAAAGCATTAGCGCTCCCAACATCTCCTGTAAATAGCTGATTTTTATTTGATTTTTGGTGAGCGCGGTGGGGATCGAACCCACGACCCCGTGATTAAAAGTCGCTTTAAGGCTTTTTTAACAACTCACTGAGAGCGCTCGGTGTTTGACGTAAGCTATTGAAAAATGGAACTTTATGGTTATCTTCCTGGTTACTTGCTGTTACCCAAAAATCTCGCGAATACCGCCAGACTGGGACCACAGCGGGACCACGGATGGTTTGATGAAAGCCCGAATTTCCAAGCGTTTCATCGACGCCTTGCAGCCTGGACAGACCATCGCCGATACCGAGATCATCGGCTTTCGCGCCCGCTGCTTGGCCAGCGGCGCGGTCGTGTATGATCTGCGCTACCGCAACGGCGACGGTCAGCGCAGACCTTATCGGCTTGGCCGACACGGATCAATCACGGCGGATGAGGCGCGTGTCCTGGCCAAAAAGCGCAGCGGCGAAATCGCCGACAATCGCGACCCTATCGCAGAGCGCGCCAAGCAAGAAACCGCTGCCGAAAACACCGTCAACGCGCTGCTCGACAACTACATCAAACGCGAGGTCCACGGCCGTGCGTTGCGGAGCGCGCCAGCTATCGCCAGCGCCTTTGATCGGTTGGTGCGCCCGAAACTTGGCAAGCGCTCGATTTATGATTTGAAAAAATCCGACCTTGCTGGCCTGCACGATGACATCACCGATGACAGCGGACCAGTGATGGCCGACAGAGCGTTGGCCTATATACGCGCCGCGTTTCGCTGGCACGCCGATCGCGACGACGATTTCCGACCGCCAATGATCAAAGCCAGGACCAAACCCAGCGAACGCCAGCGCGCTCGCTTTTTGAACGATCAAGAAATCCGCGATCTGTGGGCAGCGCTCGACCTGGTTGGCGATCAGGTGCCGGCCAGCTATCCCGCTTTTATCCGGGCGTTGCTATTGAGCGGTCAACGCCGCACCAACGTGTCGCACATTCATCGCGAGGAAATTGCGGGAGACCAGTGGGTCATTCCAGGGTCCCGCATGAAACACAAAAAGCCGCATCTCGTTCCGATCACGTCAGCCTTACAACGCCTATTCGGCAATCGTCGTGGCTTCTTGTTTTCCAGCGATGACGGCAAGACGCCGTTCAGCGGATACAGCAAGGCCAAGAAGGCACTGGACAAGACACTCGCGGACTTGCGCGGACGTAAGCGGCCAATGCCGCACTGGACGTTACACGATCTGCGCCGCACCGCGCGCAGCGTCATGTCGCGCTATGCTACGCCGGACATTGCCGAACGCGTGATCGGACACGTTATCGGTGGCGTCCGTGGCGTTTATGACCTATATGAATACGCCGACGAAAAACGCGCGGCGCTCGACAAGCTCGCCGCACATATTGAAGGAATAGTGCAATGAACAAAATCGACTTACGCGACGCCATGGGGCGTATCATTCCGGGGTCCGATCACCCGCGTCTACAAAAGGCGCTGGACGCCAGTCACAAGCGTTTCAAAAAGCGCTTTGGCCGCGACCCCTTGCCTGGCGAACCGGTCATGTTCGATCCTGACGCACCTGGCAACACGCCGGTCGCAATGAACGCCGACAAAGTGGAAACGGAAATATTAAAAGCCATGGAAGCGTGCGGCGCTGGCGACCAATCTCCGGCCCTGGTCTATATCTACGTCCGAACCGGCTTCATGCCGTCACCAGAAAACAGGGCGTTTTTTTCCAACGCCGAACGCGCCGAAATGGACATGGCGGTCGAGGAATACAAAAAGCTGGAACTGGCCAAAGGCCGCAAGCCAACGTTCGCCGAGATCGTCACTGCCGCGAAAGAACAGCGCCGGATCGATGAACTGATACAGTGATGGACATCCCCAAGGTTAAGCCCTGGCCGGCCGGCGCGGTCCAGTGCGACGCGTGCGGCGGGCACGGCTGCCGACACTGCCAGCGCCGAGGCTGGTTGCCTCATGACAACGCCGCGCGGGGGCGCTATTGCTTTCGGATGGAGTGCTGCAAACCAATTCCACCAGATCACGTCTCGGTCTATTGCTGCAACGAGTGCGCCGCGCTGGACGCGTGACGCCGCTGACAGGACGAATGTCGCCATGAACCTAACAGATGCCGAACTTCGGGAGTTGAAATACGCCGAACGCAACCACGGCAGCAACTTTGTGACTATGCTGGAAAATGAGCCGTGCAATATCGTCATCCACTCTTTAACGGATCGCGGTTTCTTTCGGGATGGCGGACCGTCCGCATCTGGTCGCTGGCGCGAGCTAACATCGCTCGGGCGTTCGGCACTCACCAGTTAACCGCCGAACAGCATGGAGACTATCAGAATGCGACGAGCGCCAACAAAAGACGTTGCCGATGTTCTTTTCCGTCGCTGTGGAGAAGTTGCGATGGAAAATCATCGAGCAAATAAAGCGATCGCAGCAGTTCGCCGCGTCGCGCAAAAGGGCTTGCGCACATCAGCCGAAGAAGGCGCAGTCGTTTGGCGCGATGCATTGGAAAAAATTGTAGAACTCACCAAGTAGCCGACATACCCGTCCAAAGCAGGAAGGTTGAAATGCAGTGGGATGAATGGCGTGGCACAATGGACGGGCGGCCTACGCTTTGGGTCAAGCATCTGCTTTGCGGGCGCGGCTACCACATCGATCTGCACAAGATGGTCGGTCCTGACGACGCCGAGTGCTTTCACACGCATCCAGCCTACGCCATTCGGGTCATACTGTGGGGCGGCTACCTCGAAGAACTCGAAGGCGACCGCACGACGCCCTACGGCGTACCGATCAGAAACGTTGCGATATGGAAACCGGGACGCATTGGCTTGGTGCGACCCGAGCTATCGCACCGAATTGCGCGCATCTATAAGCGATCATCATATTCGCTCTGGATCAGGTTTCGGAAGCGCGCGAAGGTCTATTTGCGCGGCGATGGCTGGCACAAAATGGAGCAGACGTTTCGCGCGCCGAATACGGTACTGGAAAACGGGCACTAACCGCCGATGACCAAACGAATGCCAGCCAAAGAAAAACGGGAACGGGCCGAATGGCGAAAGCTCGTGCGGCACCTTGAGCGGAGATATGGTCCGCTTGTCAATTCGCCAATCTACAAGATAATCGCAGCCGAAGTGATCGCCTACTATTCAAAACGAAAATAGGCACATACCCGTCCCTTAGTGGCCTCCTGAATCAAAACCCCCGGCGCGCGACGCACCGGGGGTTCAACGTTTCCGACTGCTCGCTCAGCCTTGCTGCTGGCAAGCCCTGACCAACTGCGGCACGATGCTTTGCAGGTCCTGGCCGAGTTGCTGTACCTGCGAGACGCTGGATTGCTGCATCTGCGTGGCAATCCCGGTGATCAGCTTTTCGGTCCGTTGATTCGGCGGTGCCGCTTCGACTGCGGTGATCAGTGGGGCGAAATGATTGCTTGACATTGCGTTCTCCTTGACGTGGTGGCGAGCATGGGCGGAATGCCCCGCGCCAACGATATAACCGTGTTCCAACGTATAGGTTCCGACCAGGTCCGGGTATTTATGCGGTCCCGGCCGTAACCGGCCTGGCCGCGGCCTCGCCCGTGACGGCGCCGGACCTGGCCGCTACCTGCCATCCCCTCAGAAATAGGCTTACCACGGGGCTTCTCTGGCCCTTTGCGGGCCTATGCCCTGAAATCACCAGGTTCCCGGCCGGAACTCGGTCCAATCTGGTCAAATCGCCCCATATCTCGCCAGACTTGCCAAACCGACAATCTTATAACCAATTGAAAACACACAGAACTATTTTGCCTTGGCACACTTGTGGACCACCATAAGCTCCCCATCTTAGTGGGGCAGGAGAGACCAAGACGTGCCGGCCCCGGTGGGGCGGTGGACATGCCTCTCTCATTGCAGCCGCCCTTGGCGCTCAGCGCCTTAACATGGTCCGGGAATGAAGCCGAATACGGCCTCCCTCGCCTCATATGGTCCGGTACGTGGCTCGCGCGGTTGTAGGCTGGAATGCCCTGCGGATGGATGGCCCACTGAGAAAAGCTTTTTGGTGACACGTCTGCTGATCGTTTCGGCAGCCGTGCCACCAACAAAGTTCATCGAAAAACGGATCAGCCGTCAAGTAAGCCCAGCCATCACGGTGCCGGGCCGGAAGCGGATCGACGTTCATGCCCCGGATTTGGCAGCGCCGCGCGGCGCATATCGCGGCATGGCTTGGCGGTCGCCTGATCCTGTTTTCGATGAACTAAAAAACCACACAACAAGGGAGATCGTCATGTCTTGGAAATTCGACCTGACTTGGCCGTTCAAAAAGTAAATTCATCGCTACTCAACGGGGCACTACACAATGACCGCGTCAATGACCGCCATCCACGCTGAATTCGCACAAGGCTACGCCGCTTCGCAAGCTTATATGGAAGCGGAGGAAACCGAGCGATTTACGGCGTCTGTAAAATGGGTCAACTGCCCATTTTGCGCAACCATTCTTGCTTGGTTCAAATGACTTTCGCCAGCGGCGCTCACGGGCGCCGTCACGAAATTCATCGCGCGACTCTACCGCAGTGAGAGCTACCTGCGGCCGGCCCCGGACACTTTGAGCCGGGGCGGATCACACCAATAGACGCGGCATCCTGGTCAAAGAGTCCGGATACGTTTGGATGACAATCTTGGATGCCGTCACCAATTTGGACCGTCGCACAGTTCGGCCAATCCATTGCCCCCCGGCAAAAACCACAGAGTGGGAGTACCCGGTGGAGGGCAGTGAGTGCGACGGTTCAAACCTATTCACAACAATGGAGGACTGACAAATGTTTGCAATCGTCACGCTGGCCGATGCCGTCATGGCCAAATGTAAGGACGGCACCTTGTTCGATATCGTGTTTCCTTTCACCAACGAGGCAGAGGCCGAGTTGGCGATGGTGCGCGCCAATCAATTTGTTGCCGACCACGCGGCCGGCAAGGTTCACGTCAATAAGGCCAAATGGAACGACACGTTCAATTTTGGAAAGGACCAAAAAATGACAACGCGATCATCTGCTGAAATTCCGCGCGGTTCCAAGGCGTTTGAAGCGAAGCTAAATGCTGCCGCTGCGGCCGGCGTTCAAGACGCTATCGAACGGGAAAATAAAGTCTCGTTAGCGCCGACCGCAATCGATATCAGCACGATTTCGGAATACGGCCTCACACAAAAACTTTCCAATTCAATTCGGTGTTTCTGACCCTATCGAAGCGCGCCGTTCGCGGCGCGTCACGATATGATCAATCGAAAGGAGTCACTATGACAGACGTAACCATGGACAAGGCTGAACAGCTACTCGAACACTACATCGGGGCTGGCCAGTCATCCTGGATTCACGGGTCACCTGGAATCGGAAAAACTGAATTGGTGCATCAAGTTGGAAAAAAACAGGAACGTAATGTCATTACGATTCTGACCAACATTCGAGACACCGTCGATTTTCACGGCATTCCAGTGCCCGATCTGAAAACAGGAACGACGCGTTGGCTAGTGCCGGGCGAACTGCCGCAAATCAAACGCGACGGCGAGCGCGGTATTCTGTTGCTGGACGAATTCAATACCGGAACGCAACAGGTCATGAATGCGTGTCTTGGCCTCGCACTTGAGGGCAAGATCGGCGAATACATCTTGCCTGGAAAACTCGGCACCCCTGGAAACTGGGAGGTCGTGGCGACCGGCAACAAGATGACCGACAGAACGGCCACGGTGCGAACACCGACCGCGAACCGAAATCGGTTCGGCCACATTAACGTCATTCCAGACGTTGAAGCGTGGTGCCTTTGGGCGGTGCAAAACAACGTGGCGCCAGAGATCATCGCGTTCGTCAGGTTTCGTCGCGAACTTTTGCATATCATGCCGAAGGGCGACGAAGATGCGTTTCCGACACCGCGAACCCTCACTAAGTGCAGCAAGCACGTCGGTGCGCCAGACGCGATCCGGCAATTGTTGTTTGCTGGACTGGTCGGCGAACAAGTTGCCGGCGAACTGGACGCGTTTATCGGGCTGTATCGATCGCTCGGCACGCTGGACGATATCTTGACCAATCCTACGACGGCCAAGATACCGACAGAGCCGTCTGAGCGCTACGCGGTTTGCACTGGCCTAGCGACGATAGCAACTCGAAAAACTATGCCATCACTCATCACTTACGCCAAGCGAATTGGCAGCGAACAGCCAAATCCGCGCCGCGAATTTGAGGTGTTGACGGTGACTGACGCTGTTCGTCGTGATCCAGCGCTCGCAAACGTAAGCGCCTATGGCGCATGGGCCTGCGCCAATCAGGATGTGCTTGTCCAATAAGAAACGCAAGCTACCGCGACGGATTGAGACCCGGCGCGGTGTCGTGCGATTCCGCACACATAGGAGACAACAATGGCAAGAGCAAAGACAGTGGCATCGCCGCTTTCGCGCAAGGCCGTGCTGGTCGCCGTCAACATTTCGCAATGGACGGCGCGCAAGCTGGATCGGCGCGTAACGGACGAAGTCAACGAGGCGCACGGCGCCGCAAAGGACGCCGGCCGATACAACAAGCTGTTGATCGAGGCCGATCGCCTCAAAGAGATCAACAAGCTGGTATCACATGCGCGCGACCTGCACCACAAACTGACCAAACCGTGGGCCGATGAAGGGCCGCGAATTCTGCCGAACGTTCTCTACGGCGAGTTCGCGAATAAGTTCCGCGTTTTGAAACGGGACTTTGCCCAAGCAGCCGACGATTTTTGTCGCGATTATCCCAAGTTTGTCGAGGAACGCAAAGTAGCGCTGAACGGACTGTTCAAACAATCGGACTATCCGGAAGCGAGCGAGATCAGAGGCAAGTTCAAGCTTGATCTGGTCTTGATGCCGTTCCCCGATGCAACGGACTTTCGCGCCGATGTCGAGGATGAAATCGCCGAGGAAATGCGCGCGGAGATCAAGGCCACGTCGAAAAACGCGGTCGATGTCGCGATGCAGGACACGGCGAAACAAATCCGCGACGTGGTCGGACACATGGTCAAAAAGCTGGCCGAGTTCAAATCGGAACCGCAAACTGGCTTGAAGGGACGCAAGTTCTTTCTCGACTCGCTGGTGCCGAATGTTCGCGAACTGGCGGCACGGCTGCCGGCGTTCAATCTGACCGATGATCCGAAACTGGCCAAGATCGCCAAGCGGATCAAAGACGAATTGTGCGTCGAGGAAACTGCAAAGCTGCGCGAGGATGACAACGTTCGCGCGGTGGTGCAGAAATCCGCCGAGTCGATCATGCGGGACATGTCCAAGTTCATGGCCTGACATCGCAAGCTATCGCGCCGGAGTGAGGCCCGGCGCGGTGTCGTGCGATTTTTACTCTTTAGGAGTCACCAATGGAAAACCTTGAAAAACTGGCAGCGGAGCGCGTCCAAAAGGCGCGAGCCGCGGTCATTGCAAGTCGGCCATTCTACGGTTGTTTGGTCGCCAACGTCGTGCCGATCATGTCACGATCGGTCAAGACCGCAGGCACCGACAGCAAACATCACTACTGGAATCCCGATTTTGTAATGAGCCTGCCCCAAGCCGAAATCGAAGGGACACAGGTTCACGAAAGCGAACACGACGCGCGGCACCACTCGACACGGCGCGGCGCGCGTGATCCGAAGGAATGGAATGCGGCGTGCGATCTCGCGCTCGACCAAGATATTCTTGGCGAGGGTTTCAAGCTGCCGGCGACGCACATGGTGTGGCTGTCGGAAAACTGGAAGCCCAATTACAAGGGTATGTCGGCGGAAGATATCTACCGCTGCCGCGAACTCGATCGAGCCAATCGCGAGAAAGAACAGCAAGACCAGCAACAGCCCGTCCAGGGCCAGCCCGAAAACAAACCGGGCCAGTCCGAACAAGAATCGGGCGACGGCGATGCCGAAGCGGACAACGAATCCGGAGACGATCAATCGGGCGCCGACGATGCTAGCGAGCAATCCAAACCCGGCGATGAGCCGGACGAGGAAGCCGAAGGCCATGCGGACGGCGAACAGGCCGAACGCGAGGCCGACGCGGAAGCCGGCAACGGCGACGGCGACCATGACGAAGGCGACAAGCCTTCCGATGGCGACGGCGCGAGCGCTGGCGACCAACCCGGCGACCAGGACAGCGACGCGGGCCAAGCGGAGCCACCGAAAGGCGGCAATGATGCGGGCCAGTGCGGCGAGGTTTTGGACGCGGCGCCCGACGCGGCAGAGATCGCCGAACAGGACGCCAAGTGGGACGTGATCACGCGGCAGGCCGTGTCATTGGCCAAAGCGCGTGGCGACCTGCCGGGCTACATGACCCGCGAGATCGAGCGCATGAACGCCGGCAAACAAGACTGGCGCGAAACATTGCGGGCATGGTTCGATCAAGGCGCGCTGGTCAGCCAGACCTGGAACCGACCCAACCGGCGCTTTGCCGGCCAGGGTCTGATCCTGCCGGGCAATCAACGCGACGGTATCAACAAGGGCGTGTTCCTGGTCGATACCTCTGCATCGTGCGATGCCAAAGCGCTACAATGCGTCAACGAGGAAGCGCAGGCGGCATTGGATGATGGCGTGCTTGATCAGGTCGTGGTGGTGTACGGCGACACGCGGGTCACGCGGGTTGACGAATACCACGCTGGCGATGAGATCGAGTTCGATCCGAAGGGCGGCGGCGGGACGCGGATGCGACCCTTGTTCAACTGGGTCGAGGAAAACGCCCCGGACGCGTCGCTGGTCGTTTGCTTCACCGACATGGAGTTTGAAGATTTGGAACACAACGGTCCAGAGCCTTCAATGCCGGTGCTGTTCGCGGCGCACGGCTACCCCGACAAGGTGCGCGGGTATCTCGCCAACGCGCCATGGGGAGCGCCCGGCCTTGACGTTGGTGCCCACTGACTGGACTGAGGGCGGCGGTAAGTCCCGCCGCCTCACAGTGCAATCAAACCAAACGGGAGACTGTGATGGAAATCAAATGTCTTGAAATTCGCGACGAAGGCACAACGATCTCGATGCTGGCGATCAAACCGACCGCCGACAACGAGGCCCAGCGCGCCGTACTACGGCACGCCGGCTATGGCGATTGTCCAGACCGCTACGTGGTGCTGGTCGGCGCTCACGACTGGGAAGGCGGCTACAATCCGGAGCGGCAGAAAAGCCACACCAGACAGGTCGCACATCACTACGTCAAAACACACTGGGCAGAACTGAAAGACGGCGACGTGGTCGATGTCGAGTTCATCCTTGGCACGCGCGCCACGCCAAAGGAATCCGAAATCCAGAAAAACTATTCCGATGCCGAGTGGGCGCGGATGACAGCGGGGTTCCCGCGATGACAACCGCTAAAAAAATCATCGCGTTGGTCGCCGACGCCAGCGCCGTCACCTTGACGGGCGGCTATGCCATGTATCGCAATACCCCGCGCAAGCTGTTCGAGCCGGCGCGAATCGTTGGCGAGCGTCGCAATGCAAGCGGACGTGTAACGTTCTTGGAAGCGCACTATAAGGACGCCTCAGTCATCGAATTTCGCTACAATGCACAGCGAGGGGCATCATGGCGCGCACGTTGAAACCAAAGGGAGAAACCACCATGGCAGATGTCATAGTATCCAACCACGGCAGCGTGTTCACGTTCACGCCGCTCACCGATGCCGGCCGCGAATGGATTGACGAAAATGTCGAGAAATCTTAACCACCGCATTGCGGTACTTAAAGCGATTCCACTGAGCGCGGCGGTAGGTCCCGCCGCGTCACAGTGCAATCCAATCACGGGAGACAACAATGGCTAAACGTCACGCCGACGCGCTCATGATTCAAACGGGCGCCTGTAATCCAAGTGGCATCGCGCACTCGATCATCGAGGCGTGCCGCGAGGTCCGCCAGGAACGCGGCGATGTCTGCGCCGATCCTGCGGTGCGGCTTATGGTCCATCAACTCGCCTACATCTGCAAAGCGGGCGACGCTGCATTGATCGGCGGCCAGATGCGGGCGCGGGATTATGAAGCGTGCGACCGCGCCTGTCGCGAAGCAAAGGAAGGAATCTGACAATGGTGCAAGGACTGAGAGAACTGCGCCGGGCCAACTACCCGGCACTCACCGAGGATCAGCGCACCACGCTGACCACGGCGCTATTCACTGCGGCCGATGAATACCGCAAGGCCGCTAGCAAACTGGAAAAGGACGGCGAACCCGGCTGGGAGCGGCTGGCCGAACAATTTGACCGGCAGTCCGAAGCTGCCGACGCGTTGCGCGACCAGATCGAGCAAGCCGATCGCGTCGTTCTGGAATAACTGAATCGGGTGCGACCCCGGCGCCAGCCGGGTGTCGAAAGCAGCGGATCGATTGAATGTACCGTGAGCGAAATATGGGCGGCAATGCCCACGGCGGAAAGTAGATCAGTCCGACCTGGGAGCAAGTCTGCGGCGCTAAATGACCAGGAATAAGGCCAACGGATAGCCGGGCCTTCACTGCGGAGATGCGGACCGCACCTGACTTTTCTCAGTGGGGCATCCAAACCAACACTGGCGCGACGGAGTTCCAATTCAGGCCCCTTGACGACGCCGGTCCCGACGCGGTTAAATATACGTGAGCGGGCGTAACCGGAGTCCTCAATATGCGTATCGCCACCGCGGCAGCACTGGCCGCCTGCATCGTCGTGCTGTCGCCCGCCAAGCCGGCGCTGGCCGGTCACACCACGCATCGCGTCCATCCCATGGTCGCAGCGCTGGGCATCGGCTTGCTGCACATGCTTGGCGATATCCGTGAGACCGCGCCTTGGTCATGGTGCCAAGTGCCGCCGAGTCGCGCGCAACAAACTCCGCAATGGTGGCAGCAATGCCGCGGCAAAACGTCGTTGCCGTACACCACCAACACCGGCATGGCCTCATGGTACGGCGGACGCGGCGGTGGCATGACGGCGGCGCACCGGACCCTGCCATTCGGATCACGCGTCGAGGTCACCAATACCCGCAACGGCCGATCGGTCACCGTCACGATCAATGACCGCGGTCCGTTTATTCGCGGCCGGATCATCGATGTCTCGATCGCGGCGGCGCGAGCGCTGGGCATGATCGGATCAGGAACCTGTCCGGTGCGTCTAGCGGTGCTGTGACGTGCCATGACCGACGACGTGCTGCCAGACCCGTTTTCACTGGAAGCCGAACAGGGCTTGCTCGGCGCCATCCTGATCAGCAACGTCGCCTTCGATCGCGTGTCGGATTTTCTACAGCCGCAGCATTTCTACGAACCAATGCACGGCAAGATATTCGAGGTGATGGCGCGCATGATCCGCGCCGGCCGCGCCGTCACTCCGGTCACCATCAAGGATCAGCTACCGCAGTTCGAGAATTTAGACCTCACGGTCAACCAATATCTGGCGCACCTGGCCGCAGAGGCCACCACGATTTTCAATGCCGTCGATTTCGGCCGGCTCATTCGCGACCTCGCGACACGCCGCGGCCTGATCGAGATCAGCGACGATCTCAATCAGCAAGCCCGGCACGCCATGGCGCAAGACCCGGACGAACTGATCGAGCAAACGGAAAGCAAGCTTTATCACCTCGCCGAAACCTCGCGGTACGGCGACGGCTTTGTGCAGTTCGATATGGCGCTGGCCGAGGCGGTCGATCTCGCGGCCAGAGCCTATCAGCGTGACGGCGGCCTGTCGGGTCTTGCCACAGGCTTGATCGACCTCGACGGGAAAATGGGCGGGTTACAAAAATCGGACCTGATCATCCTGGCCGGCCGGCCAGGCATGGGCAAGACCGCGCTTGCGACAAACATTGCCTACTACGTCGCACAAGCGTGCCGTGACGAAGGAAAGGAGCGCGAAGGAGTTGGGTTTTTCTCGTTGGAAATGTCACGCGAGCAACTGGCGACTCGCATCATCGCCGAACAGACCGGCATTCCGTCGAACCTGATCCGGCGCGGGTCATTCGAGGAACCTGAATTTCACCGCATCCGCGACGCGTCGGAACGTTTGGCTGGGCTGCCGCTCTACATCGATGAAGCTGGCGGCCTGTCCATCGCACAGGTCACGGCCCGCGCCAGACGCTTGAAACGCCAGCACGGGCTGTCACTCTTGGTGATCGATTATCTGCAATTGATGCACGGCTCGGTACGCCGGCAGAACGAGAACCGAGTCATGGAGGTAACCGAGATCACCACCGGACTGAAAACGCTGGCCAAGGACCTCGACATTCCGATCCTCGCCGTCGCGCAACTGTCGCGCCAGGTCGAGAGCCGCGACGACAAGCGCCCACAGCTTGCCGATCTTCGCGAGTCAGGATCGATCGAGCAGGATGCCGACGTGGTGCTGTTCGTGTTTCGCGAGGAATACTACCACTTGATGCGCAAGCCATCGGAACAGAACAGCGACAAGTTCACGCAATGGCTTGCCGATGGCAACCGCGTGGTTGGCAAAGCCGAACTGATCATCGCCAAGCAGCGCCACGGTCCGACCGGAACGCTGGAATTGCAATTTGAGTCCGCATTGACACGGTTCTCCAATCTCGCCGCACCGCGCGGCGAGCCTTATGCCGGAGTCGGCGGATGACGGTTTCCTATCAACGACCAGGGAGACGTGCCATGTGACCACGACTGATCATGGTGGATCAGTCAGACCTTATCAAAGCATGAACAAGTCATACGGGAGACGCCGGTTGCTCCACGGCAACCGGTTGTCTTACCTTTGGAATCCACAATCATGAACGTCCCAGCCAAACCGCGAGTCGTCATCAAGATCACAAAGAACGAAGATTATTATGTGATGCGCGACCGCGCACGCATCATACAAACACGTTCGCTGCGCAGCACAATGCCAAAGGCCATTGTCGAGAAAATCAGCAAGGACGGCGTTGCTTATGCATGGGTTACCGTTGGCCGAGACGGCCGCTGGACCGTCCGCGAGTTGGCGCCAGATCAGGACTGGTGATCACTCTCGTATTGTGAATTCACCGCAACAATCCTTCGGTCGCCGCTGGACCCAAGCTGGAAAGCGTCGGCACTCGCCATACCTCAACTCAAGCTCCGAGTTTGGGCGCGCATCTTGTCCAGGCTCATAGACGGTGCCCCAAAAAAACTGGCACTGAGCGCAATGGTCGGTGCGTTTCATCTGCGACGTGCCCTCCCGATGGTATGCAAGACGCCAAGAATCATTTTGCGGGCCTTGAGCTTAGGACGGCGAATATCCTTGATGCCGTGCGCGCGGGCCTCTGCACCGGATGCAAACACTGGCACGTTTGTTTTGTAATCATAGACCGCAGGGTCAATGCGCGTTGATCCAGTACGGCTGTGCAAGCGAAGCGCCAACAACTCACCTGGATCGTGGCACGCCAACCAGCCAGCACATAAACAACCGTCGCGCTGGTGACACAGGAAAAGCGCGTGGTGTTGCGCCCAAGTCGGGCCATCGTACAGCGACAGCTTGTCGTATTCGCTGCGCGCCCAGATACCTGACGGCACGTCCTTGCGATAAGGACAGGACCCGCACGGCACTTTCGCAACAATCAGCGGCTTGCCATTGCGTAACGTCACTGCATCGGTCCCTGCGGATGCTCGCTATCGATATGGCGTTGGGCTTCGATCTCAGTCGCCCATTGGTGCGGCGAATTTCGTGTCAGACCGTGCAGGCCGATGCAAAGCCGGCAGGCATAGAATTGAGCGTCGGGCCAGGTGACATGAAGCGGCACGCGCCACGGCAGCGCCGGCCAGCGTTGTTCCAGAGTGCGCGGCGCGCTCATGCGGCAGCCTCATGAAACCGATGGCAGCGCCCGCAATATTTTTTCTCGACATCGTTAACGTTGTAGCTGGTCGTGCCGCAGACCAGACAGGTGATCGAGGAACCGTCATCGGCCAAGACATAGCTCGGCAGGTCTAGCTTTTCGCCCAACAGCCACATCAACAGAACATTGCTCGCCTGTTCCCTCACGACGTGTTTGCAAACGTCACGCGTAACCGGAGCGCCTTGCGCCGCCAGCGAGGCCGATGTCCGATCGGCAATGGCGCTGGCCAGTTCAAGCACCTTGGCGGTAATGTTGGCGGCCGACCTGATCGCCAGGTCAGACCACGCCGGGCCGCCATCGGAGTGTTTTGTTATACGTTCGGCAAAGACCAGAGTGCCGTCAAACCGCGTGACGTTGAAGCGAGCCAGACAACTGCGGCATTCGATATTCTGAGCCAGGCCGCCGCGCGGACCGGGGCGCCAATTCGATCCGTTGCAATCCGGACACCGATTGTCCGATAGCGCGGCAAATATGGCTGGATCATTCATTCGTTAAACGCGGCACGCCGCGTGAACAAAACCCACTGATTGAGAAATTCCGCAACCGCCTTTTGCGCTTTTGCATCCAGCCTCATGGCGGTCTGGACGATCGCCAAGCCGGTACTGGTGGACAAAAACGCAGTGATCGCCACATCAGGGTCATTGCTCTTGGGAGTGGCCACAGGCGAACCCTCGAAAAAATATCCAGGCGGCACTTTCAGTATATGACAAAACTGTTGCAGCCGTGACGCGCCGATACGATTGGTGCCTTTTTCGTATTTCTGAATCTGCTGAAACGTAAGCCCTACGCCGTTGGCCAGATCGGTTTGCGACATGCTGCCCATCAAGCGAGCTTGCCTGAGTTTGTTACCAACATGGACATCCACGGCGTTCGGTTTCTTCTGCGCGATCATTCCGGTTACCCCTCGTGGTTGAACGTATAAGGACACGTATATTTGCCCGATACGCACACAACCGTCAAGGATTATCTTGCAACCGGCACCCGTTTGGCCCTAGACTGCTAAACGAGGCATTGCAGGTGTGGGCGCCACTGCGCCAAACCGGTGCCAAGGAGATAACCAGACATGCCGATGTTTCGATTACGCTTCACATCTCATTCAGTAACACAAGCCATTCGCGACCTGCGCGCCATCGGCCTCGACTACTCGGTGAGCGTCGATTCGCCGGCCGACAAGCTGGGCGATGCCGTGGCCATACTCAAAAGAAGGGGCATTGAGCCGGAGATCGCAATGGTGGCAGACGACACAGTCGCGTCACGCGGCAACGGCAAACTGCGCACCATGCAAGCCCTGACCTTTATCAACAATCTGAAAGTCCCAGTCACCAGCGCGACATTGTCAAAAAGCACAGGCCAATCAACCACCGCGGCCGGTCAGATGCTGTCATACATGGCCAAAGACAGGCTGCTCAAAAGAGTAGGCATCGGCAAATACGTCATGGCGCCTGCCGGCAAAAAAGCCTTGGCTGCAACAACCGAAAAGGTGTAGCGCCATGCTGGCCCGCTTCACAACTGGGAAACCGGCCGCACCAAGCGCCCGCAATACTCGACCGTGGCTCGCGTGCTGGCTGGCCTTGGTTACGTCATCCCGCCGCCGATCCAGGCTCACCAACTCAACGAAAAAGAGATCGAGCGCGCCATGGCGGAACGCAAGGCCAATCTGGAACGCATGGCACGCAAGCAATTGCGCGCCAGCCGCAAATTTCGGCGGCGCAAGACAACCAACGGCAAAGGGTGAGTGGTCAACCAACGGAGTCTGCAATGAGCGTCAATCTAGGTGATAAAGTTCAAGACCGAGTATCCGGCTTCACCGGCATCGCGACAGGACACCACGTCTATTTGAACGGCTGTGTGCGAATTTCTATCGAGCCTGACACGCTCGACAAAGACGGCAAAATCATCGATGCCCGCATATTTGACGAGGGCCAACTGATCGTGGTCGAGCCTGGCAAGGTGCAGCCGGCCGCGGCGCAGGCCACACCGCCAGGCGGCCCGCGCGGATCATATCCACCGCAGCGGTAAAGCGCATGAAGCATGCCAGAGCGGACTACGACCGCATCCAGGACCCGGCCGATATGACGCTGGAAGCCACGTTGCTATTGCAGCCCAAAAATACCATGCCCAAAATCGAATCGATCTGGGCATTCGTGTCGCTCGATCCGCGCGACGGCAACGAAGGCGTCTGTGCCGCCATGATCGGCGGCGCCATGATGCCGCTGATCGCCGCCGACCGGGCCAGGCTGGCAAGCCTGCGACCCATTGCCATGGCCATCGCCAAGACGGCGGCATTGACCGGCACTACGATCAAGCTGGTGCAGTTCACGCGGCGCATCGAGACCGAGGTGATCGAACCATGATCACGCTGCAAGAAATCTTAGAGAGCGAATATGCAGCGTACAGAACCATGCCGAACGGCAGAATCTGTGGCATCAGGCGGCTTATGTACCACTGGACCATGCACGTCGATATCAACGAGTTTGGATACGACGATAAATATTGCTTCGCCACCTTGGCGTTGGCAAAGACAGCGCTCGACCAATGGGACGGCACCGGAGACCCGATAGGCTGGCACAGACACTTGAATTCAGGCCGGCGCCGCGACCTGGCAACAGGCGCAGAGTGGGTCGCCTACTGAAACACGCGAGGTGAGGTCATGAGGTCATGGAAATTGAAAGCGCGCATCGCCGGTCTCGTATTGGAATCGAGACATGTTCGGGTCAAAGTGGAATACGTCGCGCTGAGCGCGACACAGGAATTGAGCCTGCGGCAAAAACTTGCCGCAGGCCGTATTCCAAAGAACCACATTCAAAAATATATCGAGCGCGCCAAACAGCGGCCCATCGCGGCCAGCACCTATAAGGCGCTGATCGGCGTCGCAACACAGACCAACGTCATGCTGGACGCGCCGCCCGCACCGATGATCGAGGACAGCGAAGCGCGATATTACGACGCGCACTATCACCGCACCGTAACGCTGCGGCGCGAATTGCGCGCCAGCAACCTGGCCTATGGCTTCCTGCTCGACTCCGATCGCACGGCCGGCATCCTGCGCCACGGCATCACCAATATGGAATGGCACGATGATGACCATGTCGGCAGCGAACCGGTGCCGATCGAGCGGATCAGAGAAATCGCGGCGCACTACGCCGGGGACAAATTCGATGAGGCGGCGTTCGCGGGCTGGTGCAGCGAGATCGATCCGGCCAAATATCCAGAGCCGCATCGCAAGCCGACCGAAACCGAGCTTCGCACCAAGTTGGTCGCCAAGGGCGTGCCGGCAGATCAGATCGAGGCGATCGTGGCCAGAGAGATCGGCGAAAACGGGCGCGTCGAATGATCGTCAGAACGGCGTTTCATCGACAGACAGGCCGGCGCATCGTTGAGGTGCTGGATAATCACGGCAAGTTTGTCGCCGCCATCTATCCACGCAACGAAGATAACGGCATCCTGATCACGTCGTTTCATATTCGAGATGTGATCGATGACAAATGCCCAACCATCCCTGCCGTGATGATCAGGTTCAACGAACAATGACCAAAATGTCTATCATCGTGCTGACATTACTATTTATCGCACCGGCATATGCGGGCCGCAACTGCACGCGCATGAAGGCGTCAGATACCTTGATTCTCCATGGTCATCGCCAGCACGCGGAACGCTTTGTTGAGTGCATCGTCGGCCACTGGCCCAATGTAGATAGCGTATTTCGGGAGACAGTGCCTGGAAGTAAGCGCTGACAGGACGTATGTCGCCATGAAATTGAAACGCCGAAAGCGTCGATACCAAAAGCCAATTGGCTGTGACAACTGCGCAAACTGTCGGCGTCCTCGACCACCGGGCCGCAGGGCGAGAGATCGCCTCATGAGACAATCTACAGGCGGTAGTATGTGGGCCATGACCGGCATCAAATTTGAAAGTTAACCGCCGATCAACCGTAAAGCAACGTGAAGTGGCCGTCGCCATCCTCCGCGATGGCGGTGCAGTTCGCGACAAAGTCGCCGGTGTTGATGTAGAGAAACCCGCCCTCGTGATGAATCTCAGGGTGATGCAAGTGGCCGCAGATCACGCCAGAACAACCCTGGCTAATCGCCGTCTCCTTGGCGGCCACGACAAATTGCTGATGCACGAACCGCGATAACACGGCCGCTGGCAGCGCATGAAAGATGACGCGCCATCCGTTCATGAGCGGATCGAACTTGTCACCATGAGTGACCAACAGGCGCTTGCCATCCGCCGTATCGTGAAACACATGATCGACCGAGGTCCAGCCGTTGATGGCGCGGAGAAAGTCGTGGTTGCCGTAAATATAGCTGACACTGGGCGCGACGCTTTCCAACACCTCAATGGCGCGGCCAGCAACGCGCGACATGCCTTCAAGGATATCGCCGACCAGATAAAGCCGATCAGCGGTCCTGTTCTTGAAAAAATGCGCCAGACGATCGAGATCAAAATGCCGGCCGCCCATATGCAAGTCTGACATGAACAGGGCGCGATGGTGGTTTGGCATCAAACTGTTCCAACGCTCATCTTGTTGCCGCGCCAGACAAAATCATCGCGCAGCCAGGCATCGACATAAATCCAAAGGATCAGCGCGTCGCGCAACGCGCACGCAAACGGCGAGCGCCATGAAACGTGCCAGCCCTTGGCCTTGGCCAGCGCCATCTCCGCGCCGTACCAGATCGACGTGGCCATGGTCATGATCAGCGGCGTGGCAAGGCCGCCGCCGCTCGCCAACAGGACCAGCGGCACCGCGACGGTCGAGAACAATTCGATGGCAAAGGTCGCCGGGAACGTGGCACGGCGCAGCCTCGCCCACCTCGTTTGTCGGTCAAACACGGCGCGCAACGTCCGTTTGCCCAATAACTGAGGCAGCGGCGCGCCGACCAGGCGCACCGATCGGCCGTGCGCTCGCACCACCTTGGTGGCCGCGGCATCTTCGGCGATCTCGCTGGCCAGCACGCGGATGCCGCCCCATGCGTTCCACAGGTCGCGATCGAACGCCAGCACCTTGCCCATGGCGAAGCCAAAGCCGAATTGATCAACCACAAACTGCCAGCGCGCCTGATATGTATTGAGAAACGCGCATTCCAGTTCGGCGGCGAAGCCATCCGGCTTGGCGCCAAGCGGCGGCGAACAAACCAGGCCGACACCGGGCGGCAGGATCGGCAGGATCATTTGCGACACCGCATCGGTCGGCAGCAACACGTTGGAATCCGCGATGATGACCCAATCGCCAGTGGCGGCGGTCCAGCCCTTGTCCATGTTGTTGAGCTTGGGATTGGCGCAGAACTTGTCGTCGCCGATCAGCAACGTGGCATTGTGCAGCGGATGATCCGCGATCAAGGCACGGATGGCCGGCACGATAGGATCGGCAGCGTCGGCAACGCAAAAAATGATTTCCAGGTTGCTGTAGTCGAGCTTGAAACTCGACGCCAGTGTCCTGATCTCGTAATCTTCGGTCCAGCCGCACGCCGGCCGGATCAGTGTGATCTTCGCCAGCCTGGTAGTGAGCTTATCGCGCGGCGGCTTGATGCGCCGCCACGCAATGGCAATCGAGGCGAGATTGACTGCGACCAGCGCACCGGCCACGCCAAGTGTGGCTGTGATCATGGCAAGGTGCGCAGTGCATGATCGATATCGACGGCGATCCTGTTGACCGAAAGCCAGCGCAAATCCAGCACCATGGTAGCGGCCTGGTGCAGCATCAAATTGTACGGGCCGAACGGCTGACCTTCGCTGCGGATGTCGGTGCGATACACCACCACAGATTTTTTGCGAAACCCGTAACCGCATTCCCAACAGGTCCCGCTGTCAGGATCAGGACCGTCCATGTTGGCCACGATCACGTCGCACCAATCGATGCCGGCGACATCTGACAGAAAGATCGCGTTGGACTCGGTGTTTTGCTGTTCGGATTCCTGCGGCAGGAACACCTCGTATCCCATGAGCCGCAACAGCCGCGCCAGTTCGGCGTTGAACATGCGTTCCGCAGTCGTCATAAGCGGGCCGGCGAGATAAAGCTTCATGCTGCGGCCTCATAGATCAGTTCGCCGGCAATCGCGGCGGCGCAGTCCGACAAGAACTCGATCTTGGCTTGCTGCGGCGTCCAGAACTGCAGACGCACGCCAAGCGGCTGGACGCGGGGAGGGGCGTGGTGCCAATAGTGATCGGTGTCGCGCATGTTTTGCGCCCGCTCATCAACGATGATCCGCTCATCGTATTGATGGACCTCTGGCGGCAACGGGTTTGGCAGGCCGAACCGGTGCGCCACGGCCGCAGTCAGCCGGCGCTCGATCGCCAGATATTCCGGCATGGCGTGCTTGACCGGCCGCGGGATATCGACCAGGCCCAGGCCCTCGCTGGCGTCGTGCAACAGCATGGCCAGGCGCAGATGGGCCGGCGCCTTGCGCGCCATCAACACGCAATGCTCGGCCACCGAATAAAACCGCAGGCAGTGGCCGCCATAGCGACACAGCTTGGATAAGGCGGCGGCGATATCGATGATCTCGATATCCTGATAGTCGGGCGCCAACGGATAGAAGCGATGGCCGCTGTAGGTCTGAATCCAATCGTAGTTGCGATCGATGTTGTCGTTGCTCATCGGCCCACCACGCTTGCATCCATGATGGCCTCACGCGTGCGGCCATGCTCGCCGATGTCCTTGTGGTACGTGATGGTCTGCACCGAACGGCCGGCCAGATAACCGGACCCGAAATTAAAACCGTCCTGCGGGATCGGCGCTTGATGGGTCTCGCAGATCACGCCTTCGCCTTCGGTGGCGATCTTTTCCTTGTGGTGAATGTGGAAGCCATGCACGTAACGGAATTTTGTCTGGCCCCAGTCCTCGGCACGGCGCGTCGCCATGATGCCAGGCATCTGGGAAATCTTGACGGTGTGGCCGTGCGTGGCACCAAGCAACACAGACCCGAACCGATACCACCAGAACAGCGAGCCATCGAGATCGACTTTGATCCTTGGTTCGTTGTGAAACCACGCCTTGAGAAAGTGCGCGATGGCAACAGACGAATATTCGTCGTGATTGCCCTTGAGGATTCGCACGATCACCTTTTTGTTGTGGCGCAGTGCCGCTTCGATGGTGCGGACCATCAGGCGCTGCGCCACCTCGACACCCTTTTCGTGGCGCCCATCGGCGTCGAGCAAGTTGTGCGACTTGGCGGTGCGATTGGTGTTGTCATCGTTGTGCATCAGATCGCCGCCGCCCAGCACGACGGCAGTGCCGGCCGGCCTGGTGCGGCCGATCACGACATCGATGGCTTCGCCAATGACGCGCTCGGCAATCTTCAAGTCCCAGCTTTCGCCGACCTCGCGCCACCAGGTCAGCATGTTGATGTGCCAGTCGTTGCACGGAATGAGATTGAGAAAATCTTTGTCGGCGCGCAGCGGCGCTTTGATCGGCTTGGCGCGTCCCTTGTATTCGGCGAAGGCGTTTTTAAGAACCTCGACCCAGTCTATGTTGTCCTGATCGTTGCGGGTCTTGACCCATTGCTGCATGGTGCGGCCGTCGCCGCCGACCAATGCCGAGATACCCTTGATGATATGGCCGGCCGGCATCTCGAATGTCTCGCCAGGCTCCTTGGCCTGCCTGATCCATTCGCGCTGCAGTTCGCCGTCAGGCCCAAGCTGGGTCGAGGTGTTCTTGATAAAGTAACCAGGTAGCACCGGAATCGTGCCAAGCAGGCCACGCTCGGCCGCGGCCTTCACGCGCCGTTGGAATGATGTCTCTGGCATGCCGATCGAGCGCGCCGCCGCGGAGGCGTTGCCGTCGTGCGCAGTGAGTACATCAACTGCGTTGCTGATCTCATCGTCGGTCAGGGTCGAGCCGAAGCGGCCGGATTCCGTATGCAAAAGAACTTGCTTCGCCTTCCCGTTGGGCGGTGCCATATGAACTCCATCGCTGGACAAGGGAACGAACGGTTTATTATTTGTTTGATAGTGCGGCTCTATACCCGCAACCGGCACCGGGCAATGACGTGCCGGAGTTAGACCGGTTACGCAAAGGTCTTACGAGTTGTGAAACGTCGGCGAACCGCTCATTGCTTGCGTCAACGCACGCAAGGCGGCCAGCGAGGCGTTGTAATCCATGATGATCTTGGGAATTTGCAACGTCTGCCACAGCGGCTCGGTGGCGATCTGACTCAGGAAATACGGCAGATTGGCGGACCCGTTGGCGTTCATGATCCTGCCGCGCAACGCAAACGGCAGTGTTTCCGAAGCATCGTCCGACAAGGGGCGCGCGATATTGAAGGCAATGCCGCGGCGCTTGGCTTCCTTGGCGCTATAGATCGACTCGTCATCGATCGCCATGGCACCCGTTGCGGCGAACAGCGCCTGGCGCTGCGGCACGGTATCGCCTTGATCCATGACGCCGGAGGAATACCACGGACAGGTTCGGACGCCGGCCGCCCATGCGGCCGGCACCGTGTCGTAAGAATCTGGATTGGTCGGCGACGCTACCGGGTCGGTTGCGATCTTGGCCAAGCGCAGCAACCTGACGTTCCAGGTGCGGTCACAGGGCCACTTGTTGCCCTGGCCATCGACCAGGAAGCTCGCCAGCGCCACGCCGGCTACTTTCAGCGACCCGTAAAGGCCACCGCACAGTCCGATCGAGACCAGCCGTGTCGTGCCGGCCGGCACCAGATCAGGCAGATTGAACTTGTCGGTTCCGCTCAGCACGACGTTGTCGGGGAACGCCGCCTTGATGATCTTTTGTTCGCTCGGCATGCCACAGTGAAATACGACAAGTTCTGCCACGGCGGACCTCCGCTTTTGTTTGTTATAAAAAGATTGTGCGGTTTACACCGGAGGCACCACGGCAAAAACGGACACGGCACGCTCCTGTTGCTCGTTGAACGTGGCAAGGTATCGCCGATGCGCCCACAAGCCCCACGCCAGCGCCGCGCCGCCGCCCACCAGGGCAGCGGCAAGTGCGATCTCAGGGGAGGTGGTCTGCGCCAGAACCGTGCCTGCGCCCACAACGGCAGCGCCGGACGTACCGATCCGAACCGGTGTCACCGGAGATGGCACGGCGCCCTTGGCCATCGGACTATCGATGCTCGGTGCGGTCGGCGTAAGCGGCGGATGCAGCGGCGGCACGCTGGCCGCGACCTTGGCCAGATGCAGCGAGAACGATCGCACCTCGTTGACGCGCGTGGTCCAGCCCGGCAGAAATTTTCGCATACGGCCAAGCGAACGCAGGAACGTCAGCCGCTCGGCATCGATGGCATTGAACAGCGCGATCGGATCACGCTTGTTGATCGCGGCAATCTCCGCGTCGGTCACGATGTATGTCGTGTCCGGCATGCCGATCAGCCGGCGCAACACTTTACCGCTGCGTCCGATGCCGGAGTTGACACCGTAATCGAACACCGAATCGTCTACGCCGGCCGGCAGGTCATCGCAGCGCAACGAGTCCCAGTATTCGCCACGATAGACCAGCTTGGCAAACGACAGCGGCATCGCCCTCATGTCGGCGATGGTGACCTTGCGACCTTTGATCCAGCCATACTTGGCGGCGTGCAGATTTGCATCAGCGATCGTGATGCCAAAATTGGTTGGTCCGCCAGGATCACCAGCGTCGTTGCAATAGCCACCTTCATGGACCAAGCAACGCGACAAGCAATCATCATAACTTGATGCCGCCATGGCGACCTCCAAAATGTTTTGAAAAAATCAGATGCGATAGCCGGAAACCCACATCGCATTTGCCGATCCGGGAGGCCCCATCCAATAAACGGTCTGCGCCGTAGCGAGCCGAAGATCGATGAAAAACAGAAAACCGCTGTTGCCCCATTGCGCCCCCAGACCAGTTGGAACGAACACGGTGCCCATCGGGTTGGCATAGGCGGTCGGCACCGAACTCACGCCGGTCGGCGTGGTTGACGGACCGAAATCATTTTCCAACAAGCCTTTGGCAAAACGTGCGTTGGCCGGCACGGCACCAGAAATGCCTTGGCCAGCATACGTCGATTGCCCACCGACAAGCGGAGCAGTCACGTTGTTGAAAATCTGGTTAGGTACGATATCGATGTTGCTGTTGCACTGAACGAATTGCCCCAAATTGCCGGAGCCATCGGCTTTGCCAGACCAGATCAAACAAGACGCGACATAACCGGCCGGCATATTGGCGCCGGCATAAACGCGGCCGTTCGAGGTGGTGCCGGCACAGCCCAACGTACTCCAAGTGCTTGTGCCTGGATTGAAGATCGCATACACCGACACGTCGGCACTGATCGGCGTCGCACCAGTGTCCATACCGTTGGCGCCGGTCCCGCCGCCGTTGAACGACAGCGACAGATTGGCGCCCTTGTACGCCGTGCCGCCGAGAATATTTTCGGCGATCAGTTCGCCTACGGTCCAACTGGCCGTCTTGGTGTTGCCGGGCGCAGAACCGATCAGATCGACATAGCTGGCAAAACCAGGCGGTGAAATAACCACACCGAGTCCGGCCACAAAAATTTGCCAGACCGTTCCGGTGTAAGTCATGATCAGCATTTCGCCGGCAACCGCCACGCCTGCGGTCAGGGGCTGCAGCAACTGATTGACAACCGCAACGGCACCAAGCGCATTGACCGTGATCGTGGTCGCACCGGTCACCGTATTAGCAAGCTTGACCACTACGACAAGGCCGGCCGTTGGCGTGGTAATGGCGGGATTGAACGGCGCCGTAATCAGGTTGGCTGTTACCGAAGTATCAGCACAATACGGAATACCGCCGCCAGAATAGTAATTGTTGGTGATCGAGCTACCGCCGCCAAGCGGGCCGAAATAATTCATGACCTGCCAATGCGAGCCATCCCAGACCAGATCAAGCACGGCATTGAGAGGGAAATCGCCGCCAACGCAGGCCGACATATTGGCACGCACCACCGGATTGGCGCCGGTTCCGACATCGAGAGTCAGCGGGCCAGTGTTGGCGTGGGCAAGCTTGACGCGCAGCGCCATGCCGACGATCAGCGTGGAGATCGGCGGATAGAACGGATTGGCCACCAACAGGTTGGTGGCGAACGCAATCGTGTCGCCGTTGCCAACCGCAGCGTCTACGTTGGCACTGAGCGTAACGGTATGGGCGCCAGTGTTGATCGACAGCACGGTCTGAGCGCTCACAATGGCACCAGGCGTCGTAATATCGAACGCCTTCATGCCAACCACGATGTTGGTGACAGCAGACAGAGACAGAACCGCGCTCGACGTGGATGTCGTCCCGGAGGTCGCAAACTGAGCGCCGAGAGACGTGTCCGCCGCATAGGTCCAAAGGCCAGCCTGGCTCGACACCGGCACTTGCGGCAGAGTCACGGGAATGAACGGCATATTGGCGGTCGGGAGCGCCGGCATCGCACCAATCACATTGGTGATGCTGCCGGACGTAATGGTGGTTTGGCCGTAGCTCAATTCAATGGCGAACACACCGATATAGCCTGGATCGGCGGACGGAACGGTCGCCGTCGATGTCGGCGCGGCAACGCCAGCTTTTAGTTGGTAGGCGACGGCGCCTTGGCGGATGGTGTTTTGCGCCAGACCATCGTTGGCCGGTCCAGAGAAATTCGCCTGCGGATTGGCCGCATTGTAGTACGGCAGCACCAGCGATCCGCCGTCCAAATCCTGATAGGCAAGCTCAAGCAAATAGAACTGGCTGTAGCCTATCGTTGACGGCGCGCCAGGCAGCGTCAGAGTAACCGGCGCAAGCTGGATGCCTTGCTTGATAATGGATGCCGAGGTGATGGCCGGCAGCGACGACCATGCCGATTGTTCCAGGTTTTCCAATTGATAAAGCGTGCCGGGCGTCAGAATGACGTTCATCGTCGCCGTTGGCGCGGTCGGCGTGCAAGTAAAACCGTCAACGATGGTTGGCGTGCCAAGCACGCTCTGGCTCAACTTGGCCAAAGCGACCATCATGTTCTGCTGGGTCTGCAACAGATCGACGGTGCGCGGCAATTGGCCGGAATAGATTGTTTGACGGTCCATTGTGGAAGGTCCTCAAAATGAAAAAGCCGCGCGACGCGCGGCTCGATCTGTTGGAGTCAGGAAAATGGTTTTTAGTACCAGGGCGAAAATCCGGCCGGCACCGTGTTGGTGAATTGTGCTGCCGTGGTGCGCAGCGCCAACGCATGGCTTAGAAACCCGCCAGACATAGCAAGGTACAACATTCGTCCCAGCGTAAACGACACGTTTGGATTGGCACCGGTTGCGGGATTGCCAGATGCATCCCAGGTGCCGTTCTTGCCAAACCAGATATAACCAAGGCTGAAATCGATGGCGAAATTCATGATGTCGCCGACCACAAACGACGGCGTGCCAAACCCGGTCGGGCCGTTGACCGTCGTCATAGCAACGTCAAAAACGGTAGGGTTGCTTGTCGTGATGGCCGTACCGGCGCCACTGCTGTGTGAAATATAATCCGTGACCGGCAACGACATGTTGGCAAACCCGCCTAACGGGCCGCTTATGCTACCGTTCGTCCGCACCACCTGCATCTCGGCATAGAGCTTGCCGGCACCGCGAAAAGTGGTCGAGCGCACCGTATTCCAACCGGACGGCGCACCAGGCGCGCATGTTGCCGTCAAATTATTATTGGACAACGCGATAAACGGACCGGCATCGGCCACGTTCCAGGTGGTCGGCGGCGCGACCGGTGCGGTGATGACTGGCGGCGGATTGAATACGTCAGCGATGGCTGTCCATCCCGTCATGCCAGCGGCGACAGTTGCCGCGACGGTCGCGTACATGTCGGCATCGGTGATCAGGGCGGTGACCCAAACATCTTGGATGTATTCGAGCGCGCCAACATCGTAGCCGCCGCCAACGCTGCCGTAGCCGCTGACACCGTTAACCGTCGCGGCATCGGCGCGCAACGCGGTGATGAAAATCTGGTTGCGCAGCGTCAAGTCGCCGTACATGCCGGCGCAGTCGTAGGCGAACGACGTGATCGGCGTCGTCACAGCCAACGGCGTGACCTGATCCCAGGTCACAAATCCTGTCGGCACGGTGTAGGTTATCTGCGAGGCCAGGGTGCGCAGCGTAACAACGTCACCGGAAAAGTAGACCGAAACGGCAAGATACAACGACAACGGCGCCGTGAAGCTGGCAGTCGGATTGGCGCCGGTTGCCGGATTGCCGGAGTTGGCCCACGTTCCGTTCTTGCCAAACCAAATCTTGCCGGCGCCGAAATCGACGGCGATCTGCAAGACATCGCCATTGACGAATGACGGCGTGCCGAACCCGTCGCTGCCGCCACTTGGCAGCGTCATGACGGAGTGCAATATCACCGGCTGATTGGGCTGTACCCCGGCTCCGACGCCGGACGCTCCAAGATAATTGGAAAGCACTGTGGTGATATCGGTCAAGCCAGTGACCACGACACCGCCGCCTGCACCGAACACCAACTCGGCGTAGCACTTGCCGGTCGCATGCGACGTGGTCGAGCGCACCGTTGTGTAGGTATTCGCCTGACCGGTTGCGGTCAGATTGCCGTTGGATAAAATGGCGCCGCCATTGTCGGCCGGATTCCAGGTCGTTGGCGCCGGCTGATCGATAACGGACGCATAGGCGCCGCAGTCGCCTGGATTCCACAGTTCATAAAGCTCCGGCACCTTGCCGGTCAGATCAGTCAGCGCCTTGATGATGCCGGCCCTGGTCTGGCGCGGGCGAAAAATCTCGGCGATGATGCGAATGCGATAGGCGCCATCAGGCTCATTGTTGCGACGCGGCAAGCGCGGGCCGCAAAAATCATAGGCGATGCGATCGAGCCAAACGCCGCTTGAACTGGCGATGCGGGTCTGCAACAACACATATTGTTCAAGAGCATAAATGTCGCCAAGATTCTTACCGGCAGCCATGGTCAATAGATCGCGCACCGGCACCTGACCGCCATGAAACCACGACGGTGGAATCAGATGCGCGATGCGGTGCTTGAAATCGATCTGGTCGCCGGTTGCCATAGCGCTGCCCTCACGCCACGGCCAGAATGCCGGCCTTGATGGTAATCCCCATGCCTGGGGTCAGATCGGCGGTGCCGCCGTTGACCAGAACGGATGTGACATTGGTCACACCTGCCGATGCCTGATAGGCGACATTCTCGATCATAGTATATGGCAGCAACGTTTCCAGACCGAGATCATCAAGATAGGCGCCGACCGCATTCTGCACGGCCGCGATCACGGCCGGTTGCTGATAGCCGGCAGCAATCGCAATGCTCAACGAAACGTTGGCGAGCAACGTGGTGGCGGCCAGTACGGCCGGCCGCACGCCGGCAGCGCGAATGTTGTTGACCGCAACATTGGCCAACGACACGGTCGTGGCAGGCGGATTGCCGGACCCGTCATCGACGTACACAGTCACCGCGCCGTAATCGATGGCGCCGTTCGGATCGACGTTTTCATGAATGACGTATTGCAGGCCCTGTTGCAGCGAGGTGATGGCAAAGCCGATCGCGCCTTCGGTGCCGGCACGCAACGACAGAATGAACAGCTTGAATCGTGCCTTGAGTGCCGCGTCGCTTTCCGGATCAAGTCCAACGACGAAAGGCGCCGGATTGGTCACAGCATCGATGCCGACCATTGACGATTGAATGAGCGTGATGGTGTTGGGCAGAACATTGCCGCCCGATCCCGGTGTCAGCGCAGTCACGGCGACATTGAGGGAGCTTTGGCCGGCAAGGAGAATGTAACCGCCGCCAGGAATGATGGTGGCCGAATAGGCGCTGTTGGTCAGATCGACATGGACCTGATAAACCTTGCTGCCATCGAAGGACGCGACCAGGGCGCCGACCGGCACAACAACCTGGCTCTGCGGCGCGAAGCGCGAGAATGTCACCATGCCGGCTGCCGGACTGGCCGGCAGTCGCGGCGAATTGGTGCCGGGCACAACCGGCATGAAATCGGCGGTCCAGCTATCGACCCATGGACCCTGACTGGTCTGCAAGCGCTCGACCAAGAGCGCGAACAGATAGAGCTTTTGCAGCCAATCGACGTTGCCGCCAACCGCCTCACCAAGCGCCAGAAAAATCGATCCTTCGGAAAAATCCAGCGGCACGTTGGATGAAGCTTGCGCCTGCGCGGTGAAGTCGGCGACGATCTGCGCAAATGTTTTGGTAAATGGGGCAGACGGCAATGCCATTGCGAATAATCCCCAAACAGAAAATTAAAATGAAAATGAAAAGTTAAACCGTCAGTTCCAACAGCAACGGCGGCACCGCCAAACCGGCAGCATTGGTGTATTTGATCACCGCCTGGAACGAGCCGTCAGGATGCAGCGTGGCCGTGATGTCAGGCTCCGGATCGTGCAAGACCGAAGCCTCCAAATACATTTGCGACCGCACAATGCCCTCAAGCAGCAATTCATCGGTGGTGCGCCCGACATACCAAGGCGCGCTTCCGCCATATGTTGGATGAAACAGATATTCTCCGACCCGCCCACCGGTCAGTGAGCCGTTGGTGCAAAGCCTGCGAAAAATGCGCTGGTTGTCTTTGTTCAAGCCATAGGCGGTGGCGAGGTCGCCGGATGGCGACAAGGCCAGGTCCTGGCCCCACCATTGCTGTAAGTCTTGCGCCATGAGCGATTGCCTGATAAGTATATGAAATGACGACTAAAACGTGCAAAACATGCGGTGTCGAAAAAACACTGAATGAATTTGTAAAAGGTAGATCGCGGCGGGACGGCTACACCAATCGATTGAAAAAATCAGAACGGCCAGCCGGCCGTTACGTCGAACGCGACAACTTGCGCCACCGTCGTCAGCGCAGCGATATTGGCGATCAGAGTCTGTTCGGCCAAGAGCGCCGCGGCGCGGCGCGTCGCAATGGCGGACATTAAGCCAGAGGCGTCGATCGATGTCAGAGACACGATGGCATGCCCGATCGGAGTCCACGACATCGCTACCGGCACGGCGTCCGCCGCGCCAAGAGATGGCGCGCTGTTGCGAACGATATTGCCTTCCAAGCCAGCGGCGGCCTGGTTCGCGGCTGGTACGTTGGCAGGAAGGACAATGCTGCCGGCATCCAACACGACAGTGCCTGCTGACACCGCAGCGGATAACACCGTGATGGCCAGGCCAAGACCAAGATCGTTGCCCAAGCAATTGCTGTTCAACAAGGTCAATGCCGCATCGATGGCAGTGATCAAATCTGACAACGCTGTGGTCACGCCGCCTTGCATCGCCACCGCAAAGGCGGTGTTAAGCGCGATGATGGCCTGATCGGAACAATCCCAGCTATAGGCACCAGCCGAAACCGTATAGGCCAGCGCGCTTTGCCGCTTGGCATCGAAAATCGCCTTGACCATTTCTGTCTTGATTTGCTGCGCCTGCGCCAGGGTCAGGGCCGGCGCGGCTGCGGCTGCGGCAGTAAGCCAACTGTTAAGATAGGTCTGATACGGCGACGGATCGGCGAACGTGGTGCGAATCCCAACGCCGGTCGCCGCTTCGATCTCGCCTTTGCCGTCGTTATAGATCACATATTGCAGACCGCTCAGCGCGCCGCCAATCGTGATTGGCATCGCAACGTTGTAGACCGCCATGATGCCGTCGTTGACGCCGATGAAAAATTTCAGGTCGCTCATTGTACTAACGCCTGTGCGGCCAACGCGGCGATATCCATGTAGCCGCCAGTATCGACGGTGCCCAACATGGCGACCTTTTTGGTGCCGTTGGCGATCACGACTTTGCCGCCAGGCACCGGCAGATTGATGTTGCCGGACGACGCCAGAATATTGATATCGCCCTGCGATGACGAAAGGTTGATGCCCTGGTTGGCCGCGACGTTGACCTTGGTCTTGCCCGCGGTAACGGTCACGTCCTTGTTGGTCGCCGTGATATTGACTTGATGATCGCTGGTCAGATTGTAACTTGTCGATGCCGGGGTTGGCTTACCACCGCCGCCGCTCCACGGCTGGGCCTGCGGCGGCCCGACCGTGACGTTCATGTCGTTGTTCGGCACGCTGATCACCATGGTGCCGTCCGGCTTGAGCGTGATGGTCTGTTGCGCGTTCGGCTGCGGCGTTTGCTTCATCGGCGGCGTCTGGTCTGCCGCACCTGTGGATTGGCCCGTCGTGAGATTGCCGGACGTGCCGCCGCCCTGTTTACCGGTCTTGTTGGTAGACGCGCCACCGATAATAACGGTGCCGTCAGCCTTGAAATAGGTCGATGCGCCGCTTTGATGGATGATGAGATGTTCGCCAGGATCGATCTGCGGCGGTGCATCCTCCTTGGAAAAAAACCGCGTGCCGATGCGGCCGACCATCATCTGGCCTTCGTGAAAATGCACCTCGACCTGGTCCATCGGAAACGGCGCCGACATGATTCCGAACTGGTTTCCGACCGCGACGCCAGTCAGCGGAATCCAACCGGTCTCGGTGCCTTCCGGCTGTATCCGGACCTTGACGGCGTGATTGACCTTGTCGTAGCTCGACACCAAACCGACGCGCGTCGCCTTATGCACCTTGCGCATCGAGCGCTCGATCTCGCGCCTGATCACCGACATGAATTGTTCAAACATGATTAGCCCGCGCCCAACTCATCAGCCACTGGCGGATTCTGTGCCGTCACCGTCATACGAAAACCTTCCTCGACCGAGTAGCGCCACACCACCGTTTTGATCGAATAGGTGGTGTCGAATACGGTTTGCGTGCCGGACAACGTCAACTGGCCGACCGGATTGATATTGACATCGCCGGGCATATCGACCGTGACGCGGTCGAGTTGATCTTTTGCGGATTTTTCAAACCGGTCTTTGGTATCGTCGGTTTGCTCCTGGGTCTGACCAGGTGTCTGGGTATAGAT